GAGACCAAGCTGTCAAGGCAGTGGAAGTATTAGGTCTTGACTTCGGTGGTGTCGACGTGCTATACAACCAGCACTACGACAAGGCTTACGTCCTTGAAGTGAACACTGCCCCAGGCATTGAAGGAACTACAGTACAGAAATACAAGGAGGCGTTTGAACAGTTTAAATGATAAAAAGAAAAGTACACGATAACTCTAAGAAGTGGAATGATTCTGGTAGAGGTCACAAAAGTATAGGTCGTGAGATAACTTACGAACGATGTAGGCTTTGTGACTTCTCCGAATCAAATCCTGATAGCCTTTACTCAGAAGCTTTGGGTTTTAAAAAGCCAAGTAAGCGGTCAAAGAACTTGGTTTTTATAGATCCAAAGACTAAAGATCCTATCTGTATGCGTTGTTGGAATGCTAGTCAAGACTCCAATAACAATATGAATATGTTTGATCATTTGAATAAAGACCATGAGAACTATAATGAAATTGTGGAGTTGTTAAACGACGATGAAATACTCGCAGGAGAAGAGTAATTTAATACGTGCTCACCAGCCCTGTGATAACTGCGGTAGTTCGGATGCCCTGTCTACGTATGACGACGGGCATTCGTTCTGCTTTTCTTGCGGAAATCATAAAAAAGGTATTGACACAGAGGCGAAAGATTGTTACCTTAGTCTCAGAAAGGATGAATCATTGACAGACTACACACTACAGTACGTGAGTCACCGAGGTATAACGGTTGACACCTTTAAGAAATACTCTGTCAAGTGCAGGGTATCTCCTAACGGTGAGCCCGTGGCCTTCCAATATCCTTATGGTGATCAAGCACTTAAGGTTAAGACGCTCAACAAAGATGTAACAACTGAAGGAAACTTTCGTGAGTACGAATGCTTATTCGGGCAAGAGAATTTTGGTCCGGGATCTGCTAATGCTGTCACCATTGTTGAAGGCGAGGAGGATTGCCTCTCTGCGTTCCAAATGCTTGGATCCAAATACCCGGTCGTCAGCATTAAGGGAGCTACATCGGCTCGGCGCGACTGCGAACGATCATTCAAATGGTTGAACTCATTTGATAAAATCTATGTCTGCTTTGACAACGATGTTGCAGGAGAGAAGGCGGCACGCTCTCTTCAGGGGTTGTTTGATGGCAACAAAGTGTTCCATGTCAAGCTCGGACTTAAGGATGCTAATGACTACCTCAAAGCTGGGAAGATGGGCGAGTTCACAAAGGCTTGGTGGAACGCTAAGAACTATCTCCCACAAGGGGTTATCAACAGCTTCGACGACATTGAAAACATTCTCAAATCAGAAGACAATAAAGCGATAGCCTCGTACCCTTTCCCGTCGCTCCAGGAAATGACGTACGGCATTCGCTCAAAGGAGTTGGTGCTCTTTACTGCGCTTGAGAAGGTCGGTAAGACTGAAATCATCCGTGCTATCGAGCACCATCTCCTGAAGACTACTGACTACAACATCGGTATCATCCATCTAGAAGAGCAGGAGAAGCGCAGTGTCCAAGGTCTTACAAGCTATGAGCTCGGAATTGCTAGTCATCTTCCTGATGCTGGGGTTTCTGTTTCTGATCAACTTGATGCGTTCAAAAAGTTGGTCAGACGTGATGGAAGGTTACACTTTTACAAACACTTTGGATCGGATGATCCCGATAATATCCTTGACGTTATTCGGTATCTGGTCGGTGTACAACATTGTAAATTTATATTTCTTGACCACATAACTATGTTGGTCACTGGGTTTGAGAACGAAGACGAACGTACCAAGCTAGACTACCTAAGTACTAAGCTGGCTATGATGACCAGAGAACTAGACTTCACATTATTCTTGGTGTCTCATGTTAACGACAACGGACAGACTAGGGGTAGTCGTAACATCAGTAAGGTCGCAGATCTCCTACTACATCTTGATCGTGACATTGAAGCTGATAGTTACGATGTACGGAATCAAACCAAACTTATCTGTCGTGGCAATCGCTTCGCTAGTTCATCAGGCCCTGCTGGGATACTCTGGTTCAATGCCAAAGACTTCACAGTCAAAGAGCTAGAAGCTAAGGACATAGGAGGCATTGATGAGTACAAGCCGACTTTCTGATGGTGCCTGGGGTGTTAGGTTTAATAAGTTAAAGGATGAGTATGAAGCACGTACCAAACCCCAACAGCCTAGTGTGGGACAACCCACTGGAAGCTTGGGAAAAGAATCCAGGCTGGAAGCACATGCCAGAACTAAGAGGCAACGACGTAATACCAGTAAATAACGTACGGTACAAAGCGTTTGAGCTTGTCAAGCCTGAAGATGTAAAGGTAGTAATCCTTGGACAAGATCCTTACCCCAAGAGAGGAGATGCTAACGGCCTTGCCTTTAGTGTGTGTCCTCACGTTAAAGCAATACCCGCGTCCCTTAGGAATATTCTTAATGAGTATTCTAGTGATCTTGGCTATCCCTTTCCTCGTAGTGGGGACCTTACTCCTTGGGCTGAGCGAGGCGTGCTCTTACTTAACACGGCGTTAACGACTGAACAAGGTAAGCGTGGTGCTCACCTTAATGATTGGGAGATGTTTACTTATGAAACGATACGGTGGTTGTCAGGGTTGCCCGGGGACCGGGTGTGGCACCTGTGGGGACGAAGAGCCCAACAGTTCAAGCCTATAATACATCGACGTAGGGTTAGGACTGTCGACACTAACATGTCTCTCACTTGCAGTCATCCTTCACCACTAGCCCAAGCTCACCCAGGTAAGGGAGACATACAGTTTAAAGGAAGTAAACCATTTAGTCAGACATGTACCATGTTAGGTATAGATAAGGAGTTCTGGAGACTATGAGTTCTAGTACACAGTACATCGTCCTGGCTCGGGACAAGGAGACGGGCTTCGGTGAAGTCATCGGAGTGTGTAAGACTATGTACGACGCTGAAGTGTGTCGTGACGTGGACATTGACGACCACGGTACAACGGAAGTTAACTATCGTATTGTAGAGTGGGGATGATTGGCGAGTGATGCAGTAAGTTATCCTCCTCCGACGTTAATAATACGCACAGATAGTTTTCAAGCTGTGAAATAAGGGACTTGTCGGACCTATTCGGCCCTGATGCATCTGAAAGAAGAGGTTGTAGTATTAAGGGGAATTTACATTGGTAAGAGTATGCTGCGACATTGAAGCAGACAGTTTAACACCAACAAAGATATATTGTATTTCAACAAAGGATATAGATAGTGGCAACAGTAAAACGTACACCGAAGAAGACTTCAAAGAGTTTCAAGAGTTCAGTAAAACAGTCGACACGTGGATCGGACACAACTTCATTCAGTTTGACGCTCCCGCAATTCGTAATCTACTCGGCTGTGTCATCCATCCTGACAGCATCGTTGATACTCTTGTTCTCTCGCGTCTTCTAAACTTTAAGATCGAAGGCGGACACAGCCTTGAAGCCTGGGGCCAGCGACTCAAGTTCCCTAAGGGGAATTTCAGTGACTGGTCTCGTCTCACCCCAGAGATGATCAAGTACTGTGAGCAAGACGTAGAGCTTACACATCGTGTCTACCTAGCCTGTATGAAGCACCTTGACCGTGAGGAATTCAATGACGCAATCTCCATCGAACATTACATCGCTACATCATGCTATGAAATGCAAAGAGATGGGTTTAGATTTGACAGAGATGCTGCCGTTGAATTGCTCAATCGAACATGTGCGGACATTTCTGCCATTGATCGATCTCTTGTACAGCTACCACCTAAGGCTCGCTTCGTTAGAGAATACAACCCAAGAGTAACCAAGCATGGTACAATCTCCCTTACCTCCATCCCCAGAGGATGGAAAGACATTACTAGCCTTGATGTTGATTCCCCTTTCTCTGTTGTTAAGTGGGAACCTTTCGACCCGAACTCGAATAAGCAAGTTGTCGAAAGACTTAACGACGCAGGATGGAAACCTACGGATAAAACAGCAGGCCACATCGAGGCGGCTAAGGAAAAAGATAAAGAACGGTTGGCTGGTTTCAAGATTTTCGGGTGGAAAGTAAATGAAACCAACCTCTCCACGTTACCCGACACCGCCCCCGAAGGGATTAGAGCACTCGTCAAACGGCTATTACTTGAAGGTCGTCGTCGAACGCTCCAAGAATGGGTCGAGAATTACAACGATACTACCGGATGTGTTCACGCTAACTTCAACGGAATCGGAACTTGGACACACCGCATGTCCCACACCAAGCCAAATCTTGGAAACGTTGCAGCAATCAAAAGCATCAAGTATAAGTCAGAAGAACTTTCTAAGCTCGCTATCGAATACGGAAGTAACATGCGTGGACTATGGGGAGTCCATGATGGTAACCACTTGGTGGGTACCGACGCAGAAGGTATCCAGCTTAGGATCTTTGCTCACTACATAAATGATCCAGTCTTTACAGAAAGTTTAATCAATGGAAGAAAAGAAGACGGAACCGATCCACATAGCATTAACGGCAACATCCTTGACTGCCCTAGAGATGACTCGAAAACTTTCATCTATGCTTTTCTACTTGGAGCAGGAGATGCGAAAGTCGGGCAGATACTCAAACGAAGCACTAGGGAAGGTGCTGTGGCTAAGGCTCGATTCATCGAATCTTACCCGGGACTTGCAGCACTTAAACGAGAAGCTATCCCACGAGATGCAATCAGGGGATTCTTCCAAGGCTTTGACGGACGACTTGTTCGATGCGATTCGGAACACTTGATGCTAGCAGGCTACCTCCAGAACGGAGAAGCCTGTATTATGAAGCATGCTCTTCGGTTGTGGAAGAGTATCCTTGATAAAGAAAACATCAAGTACAAGTTAGTTAACTTCGTTCACGATGAGTGGCAGACAGAAGTATGGGGAGGTTTAGATGTTGCAGAGTTTGTTGCGTCTACTCAGCGAGATGCTATCCGCATCGTCGGAGAACAATTCAACCTTCGATGCCCCTTCTCAGGAAGCAGCGCAATTGGACAGAACTGGAGAGACACCCACTAATAATAACAGCCTTGACTACAAAGTATTCCAACAATAATAAAAAGGATTAATCATTTGCGTAATGTCTATAACATCAGCACTACTTTCGACATCCCAATGGAGGGCGTCGTGACTATTGCTGCTGAGAACGAAGAAGAAGCAAAGAAGATCATGCTTGAAATGTTCAAGGCTCGCAAGAACGTAGCAGTCGTTGACATCTATGACATCAAGGATGCCCCTGGTATCGAAGAGATCATGGAACAAGACGACAGTGGTAAACCCGTAACGCTTAACTAAGGAGGAGGTTTGAATGGCTACTGAACACTTCTACTTCCACGGTGAAGCGATCTGGTGTCGCGTTCACGCGGAACAAAAGGATCAGAAGTACGACCGTTACTCTATTGGTGTCTTCCTAGACGAAGACTCCATGGAACGGTTCAAGGCTTCTGAGATGCAGATCCTGCCAAAGCAGGATAAGGAAACTGGTAGGGAATTCTACCAGTTCGCTCGCAAGAACTCCCAGCTTATTAAGGGTGAACTTGTAGAGTTCGGTACTCCTCACATTTTCCTTGCAAGTAGTAAGGATATTGAGGAACGTTTTACTGGTCAGGTAGGCAACGGCAGTGAAGTAACAGTCAAGGTCGCTGTGTACGACAGTAAGAAGGGTAAGGGTCATCGCTTGGAGAGTGTACGCGTTGACAACCTAGTAGAGTACTCCAAGCCGACCGTAGAAGCAGGGGTCGACAGCCCTTGGTAAAGTCCATTGCGACGTTGGTTGATGACATCTACGGGATACTTACGGGCGACCATAAGTTCTCGGAAGATAAAGTACGTGCGTTCAGCCAACGTCTCAGTGACATGATGGTCAAGAGGCTCAGTTCAGGGGAACGTCTCCCTGGGTTAAGCCTTAGCCAGATTGGTGAGCAATGTGACAGGAAATCCTGGTACGACGTCAACTCGCCACCGTCTGAGGCTGAGCCTCTTGAACCACAAGCACGTTTCAAGTTCCTTTACGGGGACATCTTAGAAGAACTAACGTTGTTCTTAGCAGAGGAAGCTGGTCATGATGTCCAAGGGCAGCAGGATTCTATTACTGTTAACGGCGTTGTTGGTCACCGGGATGCTGTTATCGACGGTGTACTGGTCGACGTCAAGAGTGCCAACTCCCGAGGATTTGTTAAATTCAAAACCCATAATCTTGAGGCCGACGATCCCTTTGGGTACCTTACCCAAGCCGGTCTCTATCTCCATGGAAGTGTAAACGATGATAAGGTTAAAGTCAAAGGAGAGTTCGCCTTCGTTGCAGTGGACAAAGAGCTTGGAGCAATCGTACTGGATCGCTACAGGAAGCCCAAGAGCACCGATTACGACGCCTTGGTACAGCATAAGTTGGACGTGGTTGGACAGCCTGACCCTCCTCCTAGGGGCTTCAGCCCTGTACCTGCTGGGCACTCTGGTAATCTCAAGCTAGCAACGAAATGTAAGTACTGTAAACATAAGGCCAAGTGCTATCCTGAAACGAGGAAGTTTCTATACAGCAACGGTGTCGAGTACCTGACCAAGGTTGTCTCAGAACCTAGAGTGGATGAGCTTATCGATGGACCAAAAGGACTTGTTCGACAACCAAATAGAGATAGATTTTGAAAAGAAAGTACCTGATAAGGAAGAAGAACACGGATGGATTTCGCAGTGGTTTAGAGACCTCTGTGTGGTCCCAGGTTCCAAAGAAACAAAGACCCAAGGTTAAGTACGAAGGCGAAAAGCTCCAGTACCTTCTACCTAAGACTTACAATCCAGACTTTGTTATTCACAAACCGGACGGTAAGATTTACGTAGAAGTTAAAGGATACTTTCGTAGTGAAGATCAAGTCAAGATGAGGGCTGTTAAAGTAACCAACCCTTTCCTTGACATTAGATTTGTCTTCGCTGTAGACAACAAGGTAGGTGGAAGCAAGCTGCTGTGTTCACAGTGGTGTGACAAGTACGGCTTCCCGTACGCCTTTGGGTCGATACCGAAAGATTGGTTCAAATAATGCTAGAAGATATGTGGGATTTCTTTGTCGATATGTGGACATCGATCATACCAATGATGTTTGTACTTCTACTGTCTCTTGCTGTCCTTATAATTCCTATTGGTATGTTACTATCATGGGCAAAGGGACCACAGGAGTACTACAAACTTAACACTAAGAGTTGGCATTGCATCGAACACCGTACCGTCAATAGTGGCGTATGGAGTGGAAAGGTTTGGATACCTACTACACGACAGGAATGCACGACGTACCAGGAAGTAAGGTAAATGTTTGAAGAAAAGGCAAAGGAGCTGTTAGACTTGTACGACCTCGATGACCTGTTCGACGTACTAGACATCACTGCACAAGAAGTAATCGAACACCTGTTAGAGGCCGGGCTAGTTAAGCTTCCACCTTTTCTGGAGATGGACGATGGACTTACAGAAGAATAAGAAACGAGCGCAGCGCAGGGCAAGGAATTACGTAGCCAAGCACATGCACGAACACAAGAGGGGCGGACCTATGTCAGATAAACGACGTCAACGACTAGAGGAACTTGAAGAGCAGTGGGTACGGGATGCTGTCCTACACGGTGTTGAAGAAGCAGACAAGCGTATGAAGGAGAACGACACGGATGGCGAGTAAGGATTTCCCGGAAGTATTTCGTAGCCAATTGGCGTACACCATATACAAGAACAAGTATATGCACCAAGGGGCTGAAACCTGGGAGGATCTTGCTCTTACCCTAGTCAACGATGTCTGTGGTGGTTACTTGGACAAGGACGATATGGTCGCTCTTGTCGAGGCAATCGCTGAGATGAAGTTCATCCCTGGTGGAAGGTATCTGTACTATGCTGGTCGACCGAATAAGTTCTATAATAACTGTTACCTTCTTAGGGCCGAAGAAGATACTAGAGAAGACTGGGCTAACGTCTCTTGGAGAGCTGAATCCTGTCTCCTTACTGGTGGGGGGATTGGAGTTGACTACTCAGTCTACCGAGACAGCAAGCAAACTATTAAGAGAACTGGTGGACGAGCCTCAGGTCCAATTCCTAAGATGTTCATGGTTAATGAAATCGGACGGAATGTCATGCAAGGGGGTAGTCGAAGGTCCGCCATCTATGCTTCGCTTAACTGGCAGCATGGAGATATTGATTGGTTTCTTGGAGTCAAGGACTGGCACAAGATCAACGTAGCTGGTACTGACAAGACTGTGGCTCAGCTTAAAGAGGCTGACTTCAACTACAACGCACCATTAGACATGACAAACATATCGGTGAACTATGACACAGAATGGTTGCTTGATTATTACCGAACAGGGAACGTTGGTGAAGTGTTCCTGCGTAACGTTGAACAAGCTCTGTCCACTGGAGAACCAGGCTTCTCCTTCAACTTCTTCGACAAAGAAAATGAGACATTACGAAATGCTTGTACAGAAGTTACTAGTAGCGATGATAGTGATGTCTGTAATCTTGGTAGCATCAACCTCAGCCGCGTTGATAACATTGCCGAGTTCCAAAGCCTTGTGGACCTTGCTACTAAGTTCCTTCTTTGTGGGACTCTTCGGGCTGATCTACCCTACGATAAGGTTAGTAAGGTCAGAGAAAAGAATAGACGACTAGGCCTTGGTCTCATGGGTATCCATGAGTGGTTACTCAAGAAAGGGATGAAGTATGAAGTCACTCCAGAACTTCATCAATGGTTGGACGTCTACAAAGGACAGTCTAATTCTACCAGCCGGGACTTCGCTAATAGACTGGGAGTATCTGTACCGGTTGCGAATAGGGCTATTGCTCCTACAGGTACCATCGGAATGCTTGCTGGAACGACTACTGGAATTGAACCAGTTTACGCCGTCGCCTACAAGCGGAGATACCTCACTAATGGAACTCGATGGAAGTATCAATATGCTGTTGACTCAACCGCCCAACGGCTTATTGATCTTGGAATTAAACCTGAGCGTATTGAATCGGCTGTCGACTTGGCCACCGATTACGAACGACGGATCAAGTTCCAAGCAGACATCCAAGACTACGTAGACATGAGTATCAGTTCAACCATTAACCTACCTCCTAAGGAAGAGCAGGACTTCGATGCAAAAACCTTCGCAGCCGTTCTGGCTAAGTACGCTTCTAGGCTACGTGGTTTTACTTGTTATCCTGATGGTAGTCGGGGTGGACAACCTATCACAAGTCTACCATACGATGATGTCGTCGACAAGGTAGGTAAGGAATTTGAAGAAGAGTTTAACGACATCTGTGTAATTGGTGGTAAGGGAGGGATCTGTGGATCTTAAAAAGTATGAAGAGTTTGTTCGTAGCACTTGGAGCCCTAACGTTAATGACGAGTATCGCCCTATCTGGGCTGCTGCTGAGTTGGCAGCTGAGTCAGGTGAAGTTAGTGGAGTTGCAGTTAAAGCAGTACGCAGAGGAACCAAACTAGATGTTGCCCGATATACCGATGAACTTGGTGACGTACTGTGGTCTCTTACTGCCGCTGCTCTTTCTGTTGGTACTGACCTTGATGGACTTATGAAGTACAACACTGAGAAGTTAACTAAACGATGGGGAGACAAACCCATTCCGAAAGGAGACAACAATATTGTACCCGGACAATAACCCTAAGAGCGGGGCTGCTCGTTTTAAACCTACCTTCCACGCTATCCCTACTGTTGGTCTTATTGAAGAAGGCGCAGCTATGTTGGATGGTAAGGGTAAGTACACGTTGATGAACTGGCGTGAGACAGATGTCGCAGCATCGGTATACTATGATGCCATCCTCCGACATTTGTTTGCATGGTATGACAGTAAAGAAGAACGTGCTCCTGACTCCCAAGCACATCACCTTGGTCACGTCAAAGCATGTTGTTCCATACTGTTGGACGCTATGGCCAACGGCTCTATGGTCGACGATAGACCTAAGATAGCAAGTAAGTTCGTAGATCTTTGTAAAGAATACGAGGCAGCTAAGGCTGCATAAGAAAAAGGCCCCAAGGGATTTCTCCTCTGGGGCCTTTCGTTTATCGTTTGTTGTTTAGTATCTTCCTAAGAGCTGCTATGGAGTCTTCTCCTTGTAGCTGTTCTCTTATGTCGTTTCCAACAGAATTCCTGCCTGATTCGTAGTACGGGTCACCAGGGGTTCTGTTTTTTTCGTACTTCTTAATGTCCTTGTTAAGGATACTAATGAGAGACTCAAACAACTGTTTAGCTTCAGCACGTACTTCTGGTTCTACGTTCGGTAGGTTCATGACGTGGTAAGCAAGAGCTTGCCTCCTCATGTTATAAATACCGAAGTACTCACCTTTCATTTCTCTGTTGTAAGCATCACGTTCGTCAGCGTTCTTAAGGTTCTCTGTGCTGATGACAGCTTCGTTGATACTTGAAAGGTCATCTAACTTAAGAGCGTTGAACCTAGGGATGACACCAGCAGCGGTACCACGTACCCTTGTGTCAGCGTTACTATTAACTCGACTCTCAGCTACCTGAAGTGGGTGAGCTTTGTAATGGGCTTCTGCCCATTGAGCGTCAGTTAACGGATACTCTTTACCACCTTCTTGTCTAGCCATAGCTTTGGCAAGAGGGATAGCAAACCTAGGATCAGCCATAAGTTCTGGTGTTAGCTTAGTGTTTGGTCCGACACCTGTACGACTTTCGATAAGCTTAACGTAACCGTTCACATTGTTCCCTCCGCTCCAAGTACTAATTGCTTGGCGGAGGGTTTTGTTTTTGTAGTGGTCGCTTTCCGACAACAAGGCAAACTGAGCTGCTGCTCCGTCAACTGGGTTGTCAAAGATAGCGATCTTGTTACCGTCACGGAGTGTTTCAGATCTGGTTGAACCAAACCTAGAAGAGATCGGACCAGGCCACTGAGCACCAGGGTTGTTCGATCTTATAGCAGCTGATTGACCCCGTGTCGTTTGACTGGTTAAAGGAACTCCTTGGCTTTGGTCCACTTCTTCGGCTCCCACGTCACCGGGTTCGCCTTGGAAAGGGACAGTCCGCTGAGCGGTACCTCCGTTAAGACCGTTAACGATGGCTTGGTCAGTGATAACGTCTCCACGGTATTGAGTGACGAGAGTTCGATCCGTGGGTTGTACGTCGTTAAGGGGAGCAGCAGGAGTGATGTCAGTAGCAGCAAGGCTGTCGTCTGGGTTAAGCCCGACGATGCCAACTTCTTCAGCCTGCGTCGCGAGCGGCGATAATGGAGTCGGCTGTATTTGGCTATCACTGATCTGTTGTTCAGAACCATTCTTTGTACTCTTTCCCTTGGGTTTGTCATCTGGGATCGTACCACGGACGGCAGCCGACAAGTAGTTGAACAAAGTATTCTGAGCTGGCTCACCCCTTTCCCCGGAAGCGGGGCTTCCGAAAGCTTCGTAGATCTCTGCAAATGATTTGTTGATCTCTTCGTCTGACATACCCATAGCCTTGTAAGCTGAGGACAAGCCAGCGAGTGCAGTGTTAACGTCAGACATAGCAGCCTTAGCGTCAGACTTACTCTTCTTTTCAAGAAGGTTACTGACCACTCTTTGAGCACCGTTCATCCCGTCCCCAAGGCTGGGGCCACCGGGTACAGTCTTCTGAACGAACTGCTTAAGGATAGGGCTGTACTCTACGTCAAAGTCTTTACGACTACGTGCTTGGTTCATGGTGTTAGCGTGCTGCTGGTTAAGAGCAAGGAATGACTGCTCTACCCAGTCAACGTATTCGTTAAACACCTTGTCGTTACCCATGGCCTTTTGCTTCTTCATCTCAGTAGCTACCTTGTCGTTGGTAAGGGTAGCGTACAAAGAAGCACGGTCTTTAGGGTTGACAGTGTTGAGTAGTTCTTGGTTGTCTTTACCGAACAATCCCATAGCAACGTTAGCCTTAACCTGCTGTGGCATTTCTTCCATAGACATCATGTTAATGGCACCGTTGATGGTGGCACGCTTAGTAGCACTGTCAGCATTAACTTTGTCTAGCTCAGCAAGAGCACCTGTGACACTTACTTGACCTGTACCAATAGCCATACCCCAGTGACGGTTCAGTGCAGTTTGACTTGCACCGAATGCTTCAGGGTTCTGGTTAAGCCAAGCGTTGGTAACGTCAGGACCGACAAGAGTCTTGAAGCTGGTAAGGGTAGCGATAGCAGGATCGGACAGCAATTGTCCGTCACGACTGTTCTTAGCGTATTCGTTAGTAGCGGCTTGGTATCCAGTGATACCGAACTGCTTGTCACGAATAGGATTAAAGTACGTGTCGATACGAGCGTTGCCGTCTTCCAGCAAAGCTTTCTTGTCTTCTCTACTTAAGCCAGGGTAACCGTTAATACGGTTCTGGAGTTCGATCTTAGCCTTGTCCTGCAACGGCAGGAGCTGGCCCATGATCTCTTGGAACTCCTTAGGCGGAGGCGTAGTACCGCTGGCTTGATACGGACGTAGCGTAGCCATAGCCTGTCGGTAGTCCTTACCAGCAATGCTTGTTACGCTGTTGAACGTATCGTTGATGAAGCCGTTGGCTTCACCTTGAGCGACTTGATAACTTTTGGCACCGTACTCTTCACGGTTAGCCTTACGAGTTTCAAGGTCAGCCTTAGCAGCCTTGAGCTGCATCTCGTTGCTCTGCTTGTTGAAGACGTAAGCTGTAAGCTCTTCACGAGAGTAAGACTGTCCACGTGCAGCACGAAGGTCGAAATCTGGAGGTAGTAGTCCACTGGTACCCCAGCGTTCTACAGTCTTCTGGAACTTCTGTTCTTCTGACTGTGTACGTGCACTGGCATTAGCTTGTAGTTCTTGAATGATCTTGTTAGCAGGGGTACCACCAGTACGTTTACTGAACTCCTGGTCGATGTTATCCCTGAAGTTAGGATACTGTGCCCGTAGAGCCCTTGAAGCCTGGTCCATGTGCATCCAATAGTAACTAGGGCTAATTGCTCCAGCCCGGTATGCATCTGTGAGTTCTTGAGTGTTTCCGGCTCTACGGGCGATGTCGTCTTCGTAACCAAGGTGCATGTTCTGTACAGCATCCACAGCTTCCGTAGCCTTCTGGCTAATGGTATCTGTGATGTAGTTGTACTTAGCTGTGATACCTTGCTTGAAGGCTGTGCCTGCTGCTTCGATACCAATAGCAAGAGACTGGTCAGGAGTCTGACCTTTACTTGCGTTGGTCCAGTCAGCCATAGCTTCTGACTGTCCTGGTTGGAAAGCCTGGGAGCCTACACCTACACCTGCTTCTTTACGTTCGGCCATTATTGTTGTTTCCTCTGTAGGGCTTCCATACGGGCTGCACTCTTACTTGCAAACCTCGCTTCGTCTTTCAAGATACGGTCTTCGTACCCTTTGTGTGCGCTGCGTAGCAGTGCCATACGGTCTTGTACTGGTACGACCTTCATGGCGATCTGAGCACGCTGGTAGAACTTCATCTTATCTTTGTATGCTTCAGCTCGTGCAGCAAGCTGGTATTGCTTGGTCACGTACTGACGCACCTTATCCATCTCAGCTTTATCACCGAGGGACACCCTTTGCATATCGTACCACTCCTGAACGGACCTAGGTTGGAGACCAAAGACTCCGACCATCATACCATCCCAAGCATCAGCGTCGGCCACAGGACGCCCTTGCTTATCAAAGAACTTATGAGCCGTCATGGCAAGATACATCTTGGTAGCGTTGTTAACGGTACTTATGTTGTTGAGTACATCATGTACGTCGGAGACGGTGACTGGCACTCCATCCTCATCGCCGGAAGCTGTCTGGATAAGGACACTGGCAAGTGGAGACAGTGCTTGTATGTAACCGAAGGTGCTGGAACCGGAAACACCGCTAAGCATCTCAAGAGTACTCTTATCTCCAGCAAGGAAGTCCTTAAGGAAACTGAGTCCGGATGGACCGTAGTCCTGAGCGGTCGTGTATTCTTCACCAAATATGACACCAGTCATCGCTTGCATTACACCGTTCTGGACGGCGCTTATAACTACGTTATCTGAGTTCATTCCCCTGTCCAACATCTCTTGACGGAGACTTTCATGCCAAGGCCAAATACCGACAGCGGCACTAGCCCCTACGGGGACGCCGTATACAGCACTGTAGGTTCCAATTACCCGGAACTTCTCAGCGGGGGTAAGCCTCTTTCCAAGGAGCTGCTCCATGAGACGCGTCTGGTAGGCGAAGAACTGGGTTGGCACACCAAGAACTCCACGCTGCCAACTAGCGTTGCTCGCCGTCGTCATGTCGACGCCCATAAGGACCGCCCTGTTGATTACCTTTTGCTGAGCGACGTTATCAAATGCAGCAGTCGCATTGGCCGTCCGCCATTCCTTGTATGCCGCAGCAAAGGCCGTCTGGCGAACAAGCTCCTCACCAGCATTGTAGAAAACACTGCCAGCATCAAGAAACTTACCGAGGCGACTGTTGACGAGGTTGGTGTCTTCGAAGCCCTCAGCAAGGCTCACTTCTCTACCAACTTTATGGTAAGCGAAGTTGTCCCCGTACGACGTGACTACCTCTCTGAACTGGGCTTTGGTGAGACCCCATCCACTCGCCTTTTCTGCAAGATGGTCGAGAACGGCCTCGTTAGGGGCACGAACGGCAGCACGCAAGTAATACCCTACACCAAGAGCATCCTTAGCAGCGGTCGGACCAACAATGCCGGTCATGTGGACCATGGTCTGAGACTGCTTAAAGAACTGGATGGGGTTGAACAGACCAAGCTTAGAGTGCCAGGCAAGCTTCTTCGACGCCGTTAACGGATCGTTACGGCTTGCAAAATCTGCCCAATCATCAAAGGTCTTGTACGTATCGTACCCGTATTTGTCAGCTAAGCTGTCACCAATCTTCTGTCTTAAGACATCGAAGCTACGTTGTTGATCAGTCTTCATGCCAAGGACTTCCTGGGCAACCTTACTGAACTTCAACGCTGATTGATACTTAGGATTCTTATTAGCTCCAGCCTTCCACTGAGGATTAGCAACTTGTTCAAACGGATTCATTCTGAGCTGACGACTGACGCCATCATCGAGAAGCTCAGCGAACTCGCTGGTAAACCATTCACCGAGGATCAGCTTGCTGTCTACTACACTGGTCTTGTCACGCATTGTAGCTTGTGTGATTCGGCTCAACGAGTCAAGTGGGTTTACTGTGTCTGTGGGGACGAATTTGTATACTGGATTCGCTGCACTGCCTGTGGATTGAATATCACTAAGGGGTTCACCACGCTCCATAGCGTACTTGAAGTTGACACTTTGGTTTAACGGTTCATGAGGATCATCCGATGCCCGCAGAACATTTTTGTACCTCTGAGATCCATCGGGATTCTTCAGGGACTCAATATTGTACGTACTGTCAAAGGTGTTTCCAGATCGAACAGTACCGAGAGGTGCATCAATGTCAAAGACCTTGTTCTTCCCCAGAGCCTTTGAATACCAGCTCTTATAAGAATAAGGCATATTCTTTGACACATAAGACGCCAGCGCCTTCTTTGCCATCTTATCGTCCGGGTTGTCCCGAACGTAACGAGTGAGTTCGAAGGCTTTGTTGTAACGCTCTTCCCACATCTTAGCTTCCTTCGGTGTACGAAGTGCTGCGATGTTGAAGTCACCACCAAGGTAAGTCTTAACGTCTCGTTCACCACGAACCTTAACCCGTGGTTGGACAAGCTTATGTAGATCAGGATATTCGATATGAAGACCCTCACGATACGGGATAGCGTTCATAGGGAGCTTGTTAGACTTCACATCTTTAACGAGGATGTAGGAGATCTTTTTATTGGGTATCTCGATACCTGGAATAGCGCGGAGATTGTCTTCCCCGTACTTTGTAATATTAATAAGTTGGTACTCTTTCTTGAGTCTGTCAATCTCAGCTTTGTCTGCGAACCTAGACCAGAAATGTTTATCTTCGTCAACTACGTAGACCCCAGCATCACGCAGCAGATCACGCTCAGGCCAATCCGTAAGGAACTTACCTTGGATCTGACCACTGTCAACAACCCCACTATTGACTTTGATTTGGAACGAGTGATTCTCAAGGCCGAGCCTGTTAAGATCCCTGGCCCAAGCTAGGTTACGAGCCATGTACTCTGCGTCGGAGAAGTTCCGTGCTGAGAAATACATGTTGATTTGAGCTTCGGTTGGGAACTTACCACCGTTAAGCTTAGCCCAGTTCTGCTCAAGGTCGGCTACCGAACGTGAGAACATTCCAGTCTCTTTTGTAACTGGGTTAGTCTGGGTACGTTCCCACTTAAGGAAGTCGTTCATCTCTTTCATAGCGTTCTTGCTGAGTTTAGGCATAGTATCAGCAATCGCTCCAAGCATCTTGATTCGTGCGTTAGCTTGGATGACAGAGTTATTGAGTACGGCCATAACCTCAGACGGCATGGTGTAGTTAGCACTACGAAAGAACTTACCCACGAAACCTGTAATTGAGTCTGGTGTAGTGTTCTTTGTAGTGATAGCCCACTGGCCTCTGAGGGGATTGGTTGTCTCGTCTACTGCCTTAAGGATCTCAATGTAGTAGCCGTTGCCCTGTTGCTTGACTGTGTAGTCAGCAAAGCCGTAGTCTTCCTTAGCTGCTCGTACTGCTGCATCCTCTGTGTCAAACAGTTCCTTACCTGTCGATCCTACCTTAACGCTGTAGTTGTCGTTAACACCACGTAAGATTTGGTTGCTCGGTTTACCCTTAAGGCGACCGAAGACAGCCTGGATTTCTCCAGCTTTGTATCTACCAACAGCATTGGTCTTTCCAACTTCGTCAGTTTCATCCCAAGCACGAAGAGCCTTCTCTTCCTTGCTACCCTTCTTGACGTCTGTGTACCAAACTTCCTTGTTGCCTTTACCAAAGTCCTTAGCGTACTTCTCATCAGGTGTAACCCAGCGAGGAGTAGAACCAATAGGTTCACCACCTGGGTCAGCACCGTGGTAGAAGCGAACGTAGCCATCCTTTACAGGCTTGGCATCGTTGGTTACTTTGGTAGGTTTAAGCTGACGACCAGTAGTCTTCAGACTAGCTTGTGCTTCCATCTTAGGCAGCGGAGCTTCAAGGCTTTGTACAGGTACACGTACAGGCTCCGGTAGACCTACGTCCAACAGAGCTTCGTCACCTTCCTGGCCTAGATACTTGTGAGGTACGTACTGACCGTCGTCCTTAAGGTACACGGTCTGACCGGGAGACAACTCCCCTTCGATCTTGAACCCATCATCGTTTGCTGACTCAAGGAGCCGTTTCTGGCCGTTCTTTCCCAGCCTAGGGGATGAGACGGTCGCAGACCGTGAACCCGCTGTACGGACCTCCTGAGAGGGCTTGGTGCCTACCCTGTACTTAACGTAGTCAATGTTGGCTACGGACTGTCCACCTGGGACGAACTCCATGTCAATGACTGATTCACTGGCGTGGTAGAACTGCTTGTTGAAGACACGACGATTGTCTTCCACGGCCACAGCCTGCAATGCTGGGTCGTTAAGACGTTCGATATTAACACCGTCTACGATAGTGCCCTTGATAAGGGCAGCCTGCTGAGCTTCAATGTTCTGCTTGAGTGCCTGCATCTGGGCAGCACTAAGCGTACTGGAGCCACCGGTTGTGACAGCTTCAGGGTTCTGGTACATAGGTGTCTGCATGTACAGGTCGTTAAGGCTCTGGGCATCTACCTTACCACTGGTGGCAGGGTTGATACTCTTAGCCATGATCTCGTCAGCAGCAGCTCCAGGAAGGTCACCTACGGCAGCCTTGACTTCACTAGGCTTGACGTTAGGTTTAGCTAAGGCTTTGACCGTAGCCTTCAGTGAAGGACGGATAGCTGAGCGACCCACCACTGTAGCAATAGCAGCAACGTCACCGACTGAAGCAATGTCTCCAATACTGAGGGCCTGATCAATTGCCTTGTCTGATGCACCGTAGTTCAAAGCTCCGTCAATAAATGCCTGGGCGTCGTAAGGGTTCTGCTGGTACAGCTCTTCACCGATACGTTTGATTTCACTTATCGCCTTGTCTGGTCCCAGCAGGTACAACTGCTTGTACTGCTCTTCCTTGTTTGAACCAAGAAGCGACCAGTCGTGGGTACCAATTAAGTTCGTCTGTCGGTAACTCGACAGGAACGGAAGGAGCTGCTCTCCAATGTTTGTCCACTTGTCTAAGCCTTTAATCTTGCTTACACGATTGTTAATCTGATCGGCGTACTTACCGATAGCTTCACGTGTAGCTGTGTGGCGTGCAGCAGCATTCATTTCGTCTGCGGCAGCGTCTCCGGTTTCTTCGATTGCTTCTTCAATCTTGCTATTACTAGGAAGTACTTGACTAAGGTTGACGACCCGGGCTCCGTACATCTTCTCGTAGATAGCATCTGGATTGGATACCTCTTGCTTGCTGAGTTCCTGGATGTACGCAATGTCACCTTGGTTCACAGGCTCACCTGAGGCAGCCTTGGACGACACGTACTGATTCACCATCTCCTGCTTACGCTGAGATGTCTCAAGGTCAAACTCACTGGCTACTTTCTCACGCTGAGCGTAACCTTCTTGAGCCTGTACGTACCCACGATAAATAGCCTCAGGATCTACAGGCTTACTGCCAAAGCCAATGATGGCCTTAGCAGTGTAACCTGCAGCTTGCTGAGGACTAGGAGTGTCTACGTCACTGTAGACATCTTCGTCTTCATCCGTAAGATTGGTAAGTTCTGGTTCGTCAAAGAGTTCTGCCACTGGATAATCCTTACCCGTTCATCGGCTTGAAGACAGTCATGTTATCACCCCAAGCGTTACCGGAACCTGTGGGGTCCTGCCCAGGTGTACTACCGAAGAGCTGGCCTACTTGCTGGCTGCTACTGAATAGCTGACTGCCGAACTGGTTGACTGCTCCCCACGTAGCTGACTGGGATTTGAGTCCAGCTTCTTGAGCGTTCAAGTTGAAGAGCTGGGAACCGTAAGCAAACGCTTCGTTGATGTTACCAGTACCGACACCAGCGTTAGTGTTGATAGCACTGAGACCACCACTGAGGCCACTGCCTTTACCTGCACCAGCACTGTTAGCGTTGACGTTGGCCTGAGCTGCTGCCATCTGTGCACTTCGGATAAGCTCACGCTTCTTGTTGCGGCTTTCAAGTGCCATCTGAGCTTGGCGTACCTGCTCTTGCTTAGCGCTGTTCTTCGCTATGTCTTTACTGATACTAGCTTGCTTAGCCGCACCTGCAGCACTGGTAGCCATACCGATGCCTGCAGTTATTGCACTGAATAATGCTACTTCGATTCCCATTACACGATCTTCCTGTACGTTACATCAATTGCTTCGTAATCTTTAGGTGCGTCCATTCCGGTCGGAAGACCAATCCTTATTTCGTTGATGCCGTTGTTCTTGGCATCCTGCTCCATGAACTCTAGGAGCCTCATACCTTCCCCACGACTGTCTTTCCCTACGTACCAGTGTATCTTCTGGCAGTACTTAGCTCCAGTCCACTGGTTCTCTCCCAAAGTGTACGACACTACTCCGATGATCTTGTCATCTTCTGTAAGCACGTAATTCGCAAGAGACTGCTGCATGTTCCAAGTCTCTACGAACTTCTTAGGGTTGATGTTAGGTTCCCACTCAAAGGCTAGGCGCCACACGTCCATGAAGTCTGCTTCTTGAAGGGAGCGTACGTTATACGTCGGCATTCATGGACTCCTTGATTGCCCAACCAATAATGTTAAAGGGCTTACCGGTTTCACTGTAAAAACGAAGCTGAGCTGATCGTCCTTTACCTCTGATCTTCAACCGTCTGTACGACACTGACTTACCAAGATGGTTGACAGAGTAAGCCTGTTGACTTGTACTCCACTTACCGTTACTTGGATCAGTACTCCAATCGTATATACCTTGAACGTAGCAACTACTGTTGGCTTCTTGATCAAAGAAGATCATTACGTAGTTGTTCTGGAAGAACTGTAACGTCTTGCCGTCGAGCCTGTACCCCGTAACGAAGTACGATGAGTAATCCAGTTCGTCCCAGTCGAGGTACGACGAAGCTCTGGTTTCCGCGTAAGAAATCTCGTTGGTACTAGGGGTAGCAACAGTGTACTTAATACTAGGGGAACCAGTACTAGTAGCGTCAGCATAAAACACAATTCCTTTTACGTCTTTAGGCACTACAGCTTCTACTTCGTACTCCCAAGGGTAGAACGCCTTAGTCACACCGTCGATTACCAGCACCTTGTTGTAGCTGTACGGAGTACCGTCACCGTACAACCAATACCCGATGTTCCTGAACCTGTCGTACGCAGCCTTAACGTACATCTTGCTTTGAGCACTGATGTCTTCGTAGAAGCCGTTAAGGATCGGAAGAGTCACGTTAACCGGAGTGAATGCTTCGTAGTTAGCGTCGTACTGGACGGTGTATATCCCGTCGTATCCCCACCACATAGGAATGTTACCTACGTTGAGAACCGACAAAGGACTGTTCATCCCTATCTCACTGATACGCTTTACGCGATAGTCCGACGCAGTAAAAGCGGAACCAGAGGAACCTGAAACCACCCATATCCCGTTCGTGGCCATAACAATAAGTGAACTCTGCGTGGAGAAGAGTGCAACACATCTACCCATTTCAGGAATCCGGATAACGCCTCCGTCGTCGGGTAGGAGGTCTGGAGATTGCTCACTTGTTGGATCGTTTTGCTGATATGCTTTTTCATAATCCTCTGACCGTTTGATGATACGTGTGAAGTAGATGTTGGAAGACAAGCTATCGTAGTCGATGCCTGCGTAGAAAGCACGGCTAGTGTAGAACGCACAGCAACTCGGACGCTCAACAGTGTCGAACACTGCTTCGTCCCCTGCTGCACTGTAGTAAAACCTAGCTTCAGCGATACGCATACTCTGTGTCGTACCACACGTAAGCTCTACGTAGATCTTATCCCACCGAGTAGTAGTGTCGCTGCTGGTGACTGTACGACCAGCACTTTCATCTGCTGTGTCAGTGAACGTCAACGTTCCAAGACTCGTAGCACTTACGTCAGCAGTGTTCTTACCGTACAGCGTTAGCGTTACGCTGGGGTTAGCACCAGTGACAAACCCTTGGTCACTAGAACCGTAAACAATTACCTTGCTGCATTGCTGAGCACTGGTGAAGTCTCTCCACAGTCTGATACCTAGCGTAGCTGTCGTACCTGTACTGTTGGCAAACGTAGCTGTCGTAACGTTGTTGTACCACAAGGTTGGGTTAGTCAACGCTGCTTGGTTAGCAATGTTCCAGGAGTTAGGCGTACCACCAGTGATGATGACATCACCGACAGGTAACGTGAATCCTGTGAAGCCTTCTGCTGAAGCTGCTGTCGTACGATTAGGATTGGTAATGCTAAGGATGAAGTGTCCTTTTGCAGCAGGCGTACTTCCTGGGTCAAACGCTGTTACGTTTGCGTTGTCAAAAGCATCAGGAGTCGTAGTGCTAGCCGAACGGTAATAACTAACCATGTCAGCATTGCTAGGCATATCAGTCCTTGCAGTATCCCATTGGGAGAGAGCATCTGCGATGTACCATGATTGATTGATGATGTTGTAGTAGTGTCTTGGGTTGTTGCTCTTCAACGTGGCTACTGTTTCAGTAGGGCGTTCGTTGACTCGTAGGCCGTCTGCAAGGCCGTACAGGTCACGTTCTTTAACGTTGATGATGGTAGTGGTGATGTCGTTGGTGCTTACGTTGTACTGGATCAGTAAGACATCACATGCAGGATTAGTGACAATGAGATCACCGTTACCGCTAGCGTACACACAAGGATAAGCCTCAGGAGCCTTAGCACCACCAGCAGCCTTGTACGTAGTGAGGTTGACAGTAAAGGATTTCTTGTTGGCACTTGGGACCACGTTTGCTGAAGCATCAAAAAAATGCAGAGTATGTCCGATCTGCTGAACGAGAAGAGAGATATTCCCTCTTCCCGATACAGCTTCCCAGAGATACTCTGTGTAAGTATACGTAGCGTCGAAGGTGTCACTTACCTGAGTGGCACCGTCTTCAAACTGTAGACCAAGACGACGACGAGACTTACCGTACCTATCAAAGATACAGTTGTTCGTGTCAGTGCAGGCATCAGGCGGGAACGAGAGCGCACTTACATCTGTAATCAATCCTTTGAGGAAAGTGTTCTGTCCTACTATGCCTGCTTGTCTTGCCACGTTTGTTATTCCTTCGGAGTAAGAACTCGCTTCATTGCAAATTCTGCATTCGGATTAATGGGACTAGGCGGTACGTACGATCCCATAAACTTTTCAATGTCGATAATAGCTAGGTCGAAGTTAGTGTAACTACCTGTCAGTTCCTTACTTGGGTTCCCTTTCGAAGTGTGGATTGTGATCAATCCGTAAGGGTCACTGGAACGGAGCTTGAAGGTCTTGCCCTTACATTCGTACACTCGTTCACGATAACCATCTTCTGCGTAGTCCAAGTCGATGGTGTCATCATTAACATACATTTAATCATTTCCTCTTAATATCTTTGAATAGAATGGGCTGTTGAGGTACGGACCGGTTCGTCCGAACTTCGGGAGTCTGTCAAACTCGCTACCCATCGGGAGTTTACGTTTACGCTTTTGAATCACAATCTTCTGTCGTCTTGCTTCACCTGAGGCGTCAGGGTTAGCCTGCTGCTTCAGTTCAACAAACGCTCGTGTCTTAGCTCTGTTGATAAGGTACGAAAACTGTGTAGGATCCAGGTCAGGGATGAACGTATTCGTCATCGTCCAACCAGGGTACTTAGCTCCGAAGCACAACGTCTTGGACTTCTGGAGAGTAGTGTCTTCGTCTGAATTGTAAGCGTCGAACAAGATTACACTGTTACGAAAGTGAGTGTAATAGCTCGGTGCTCTGTCGTTCTGGAAGTAGAAGGTGTAGTCGTTACCTTCGTTGTCGTTGACGATCATACTGCTTTGGTTAGTCTGATCAGCGTTACTGAGGTTCTCAGTATACTCAAGGAACTGAGACAAAGGAAGATACGTAACGTACTGGTAGTTACCTGTGCCTGGGTAGTCAATACTCGCGTTGTCGTATTTGATCCAGTCAATACGTGTAACCGTACTTGGAGCGTACATCAAGCAAGGCTTGGCGTTGTCCAGTGACGGTTCTAGCTGAATTAAATCTTCGTGTTCGTGTAGGTTAAGATCCGTGGCACAGTCGTAGTACACACTCTTGAGTAGGGTCGCTACCTGATTGCTTTCTACAGTGTCGGCAATGTCGTTAACTTCATCACTGTCCATAGCAGATAGGATGAGTTGTACCATTTCAAGTAGCGTGTATTTCATTTAGGCTGCCCCACCCGTTCCTTTAGTCCACAACCAATTCCACATACTGACCGCAACTATAGCTAAGATTCCTGCGATACCTGCGGCGTAGTTCATCTTAGTTTCAATTGTACTAAGACGCTCTTCCATGTCTTCGTTGTTCTTTTTCATATCAGCAATAATCAACATAGCCATGTCGAACTTAGCTTCGAGTCTGGCCATCATGATTCTGACTTCTTCGAGTTCAGAAGACATTGAATAATCCTCCCGATCTCTGCTGCGGTTTCTTTCTGGTGACAAACTGATAATCCTTCCTGAGTTTAGTTACTTCAGCTTGCACCGCCGCCTTACAGTCGCACTTCGATTTACCACCGATGTACAGACCACCACCTACGAGGGCTAGGACGATAGCTGTTTTCAGAGTTATGTCGGACAGACCTTTGATTCCATCCCACAAGCCCTGAAAGATCTCAGGGGCAGTCTTACCAAACCATTCAGCTACCGGTACTGATACTTTCTTCAGTACTTCACTGATAGGACCACCGAAATAGAACAGGGCCATTATAAGCCCTATTCCAACTATGGTGGATGTCGTCGTTGAGAGAATTGACCACAACCAGTTCATAAGGATTACTCCTTATCTTCAGGAATGAACTCAGGATGGTTATTGTTCATCGACCACAAGATAGTCTTGTAAGTGAGGAACAAAGCTGCACCCGCACCAAGTACCAACCAACCAGCGTGGTCGTTCATGAACTGTCGTACGTCCGTTAGGAAGTTCCACGACAGTGCCGTACCAATACCTAGGCTTGCAAACCAGTTCTGGAAACGTGTAACCAACGTACCAGTCTTTGTCTCAGCAACGTCCTTAGGCGTCCACTTAAGGAACAAAGCCTTCTCTGCCTGACGGCGACGAGCAAGACCGTTGACCTTAGCACTCTTACCTTTTGCCTGGTTGTACAAAGGAATAGCGTTAGCTGTTGCTGTACGGTTACCTTTGTTAAGACGGTTCTCTACCAGCTTACGAAGGTTACCAGGACCGAGGTTGTAAGAGAACGACACAAGAGCGTCGAACTCATTCTGATCCAAAGAAACTGTGACGATCTCCTTAACGAAGGCTTCGTGCTTAACTAGTTCACCTTGGAATAACTTACTGGCTTGAGCTTCTGTAAGACGCATACCTTTGTACACACCTTCAGTGCAACCGTAGCCGATAGTCCAGATTGGCTTAGCTGGTACCTTGTCAAGGTAAGCTTCGCAATCTCCGTTCGGAAGCTTCTTGTGGTAACCCTCGAACTCTTTAATAAGAGCCAGTCCGGCTGCACCAAGCTTCAAGTCTTTATTAGCTTCGAGGATCATAGTGTTTCCTTTTATTCTGTGTTAAAGTAGATTGAGCCACCGGCTTGGAACCGTGCGTCACTATCGTACGCCTTAATAGCTTGGCTGCTTGAACTTCCTGTCTCTCCAGCATCTAACAACTTAAGACGCCAAGCAACTCGGGAAGTGATACCGTAGAAAGCGTCTGACCCACCAGTTAAGAAGCAGTACGAACTACCTGTGTTACCTGTAAGACTACCGTAGTCAGCGAGAGTTATTCTAGCAACTGTCGTATCTAAGTTCTCGTTAAACGGTGTAGAATTATCAGTAGCACTGGTGTTGTACCTGTACACACCGTTGAACCTAGCAATCGGAACTCCGTTGAACGGAATGTTACCACGTATAACAAACAAGATTCTTGCGATAAGACTAATGTTACCGAGAGTAGAAGCGAGTACTGCTAACGTAGTACCACCTTCTAATCCAGTTGCAATCTTGTAACTATCAACAAACTTAGCTTGGTAAGGATAACTTGGGTAAGAAGCTGTACTACCTTTACCTATTTCAGTAAATCCACTAGGGTACGTAAACGTTGTTTCGTCAATAGCGTACCTCATCTGAATTTCACTGTACAGCAACATATCACCTGCTTGAACTGTCATAGGAACAGTCACAGGACTGTTACCAGTAGCAGTAGTGTACGTGACCAGACTTAACGTCTGAACAAGAGTGTTAGCACTAGATCTGACAAGTGGAAATGTAAGCATGTGTTATGGCTTCTGGAAGGTTAGTTCGACAAGCAGACCGATGGCTGGAGTAGTGTTAGCTGTGTCTACGTCGATAACGATTCTGTCTGCAGTAGCAACGTCGTCATTACTTGTGTTGATGACAGCTGGAGTAGCAGCCGTAGCTGTATCTGTTTCAGCACTGTCAATCGTCATACGAGTACTAAGTATGTCGTTACCTGTTCTCATGTTACGTACTTGGATAGTAGTTACTGAACCACTGCCTGCTGTGTACACTGCTGCAGCTACACCTACAAGCACCCATCCGTTAAGCACTGCAGGCACCCTGTAGAAGATCTTACCTGCGTTATCACCGACAACTACGTTCTGAGTAGTGTCGAACACCAGTACTGGGACAACAGCTTTACCGAAGTCACTACCACGGAAGCTGTCAGGAGTTACAGCAAGACTTGAACTACTACCTGTGGTTACTTCACTTGCAATGGTAAGTTCTACCTTGCCTGCGACAGTCGTACTAGCAGCACTTACACTGGCGTCAGCATTACCAGTTCCAGGAGCGATGTAGTCTGTTCCTGCTACTGCTGCTGAGATGACACCCGAAGCTGCCTTAACGAGGCCAGTCGTGGTTGATCTCTTGATTGTCTTGCCACCAGTACCCGAGAACAAAGCGATCTCGTTGTCGACGCTGGCGGACTGTCCCAGTACGTCTCCGGTGCCGGGGCCCGACGGTCCTACTGCTGCGTTAAGCATCCAGTAAGCATTGGAGGTAGTGGGAAGAGTCGGCGGAGCGTTACCTGTGGTTGCCTGTAAGGCAATCCACGAAGATGACTGGTTAGTTACTAAGTCTCCTTTAGCATACGCTGTAGCACCACTGTAGTCCCCACGTGGGTTGTTACTAGGACCAGTAGGGCCAGTCGGTCCGGTTGGACCTACGGGACCTTCAGGACCTACAGGACCTTCAGCAATGTCAGCAATAGCTGCTTCTACTAGGTCAGGAACGTCGATGACACGAACTAGTTCAGTAGGATCAATCGGCTCAGGAAGATTAAGGATACGATAACCACCCATATCCAAGTTAGCTTCCATGGTATTTGGAGACGTACCATCTCTGCTTAACGTCTTCTCCACAGCCTGTTCGATAGCATCACTGTTGTCATTAATACGCGACAAAGCACTAGCTTCGTTGGTCAGTGACAACACATCTGTGAGAGTTAACTTCATCATAATCCCTTATCTTTTAATAAATCTGAGTGCGTTTCCTGCGATAGTTCTTGGTCCTATGAACCCTGAATACGCACGCCACATCACATCGTAGCCCCACTGGTATAAACTAGGCCCTGTGAAGTGATCTCCATCTGGCATGATATTCAGTGTTGTGACAGGAGCGAATCTCATAATAGAGGGATTAGCTGCAGCCATGTTCGACAGGAATGTGTCATCAGTTACGACAGCACCACAGACAATTGATGGTGCACCACTTCTAAGGTATCCATCAGCAATCATATCTGTGCGCATCTGAAGATACTTTGTAGGATACAGACTTTCGTTGGCAGTAGTAACAATACCTGTTAACAGTATATCAGCGGGGACTCCGGGGGCTGCTGCTGTCCACACATCGGCTAGTTCGGTGTATAGGGCACCGCCTTTTGTAAACTCTACGTCGCTTGCGTTACCACGGCCCACCAGAAGCAGGCGTACAGTTTCACCTGTTTCAAGGGCAAGGCGATGACAGAACCACAGTGCGAAGTTATTCCCTAGTGCACCAGAAGGATCCCACGGAGCATTACCGGCAACAGGTGGAGAGATCCAAGCAGTGCCGTTAGTACCGGCTTCCTGCACATTGTTCCACACTGTAACTAGAGATGAGGCGCTGTTCATAGCCGGACCACCTGGACCACGACCAATAGAGTTGCTGCCCCCAATAGAAAGGACCAGCTTTGCCATTAGAAGAAGTTCTCCACTACAAGGCACAGTCCAGGAGCACCAATTGCACCTAGGTACGATGTCGAGCTTGTCGTACCACCACCACCAGCTCCAGAGCCATAGCCTTGTCCAGCTTGACTGTCGGAACCGATTGCTGTAGTACCACCTACTCCGTAACGAGAGTGCCCACCAATGTTGCTCATCATCACTGCCGTACCACTGTCACGCCAACCACGAGACGGAGGCTGACCAGGGATGTTGAGATCACCGCCTGTGGCTGTTCCACCTAGAGCCGTTCCAGTAGATACTGCTGTTGTTCCCGCTGTGGCTATACTGGCATTAGGACCACCTGCACCACCAGTTGAGTTACAATAGCCGCCGAATGATGTCGTGCCTCCTGTGCCACCTGCAGTAGGAGCGGCTGTACCAGCGGTACCACCAGCACCTATAGTTACCGGCACAGAGACTAGGTCAATCGTACCACCGCTGACATAAGCACCGTAACCAGTGGAGTTTGTACCCGAGAGTTCAAATGTATTAGCTGCGCGGTTCGCAACGGTGTAGTTGTTACCGTTGAGGTTGGTCATTCCGACAACGCTGTTGATTTGAACAACATCGCCGTTCTGGAAGCCGTGGCTGTTTGATGTTATGACAGCAGGGTTAGCCTGCGTAGCGCCAGTGATTGTTCTCTGGGTAAAAGCCAGATGAAGAATAGATTCTGCACCAGCAGCACCAGGGTTACACAGAGCGGCGTTGCTAGTTACACCAGTACAACCAGAGCTACCACCACCGGCACCTAAGCACATAATATCTACTGATACACAGCCAGCACTTCTTGTGTACGTTCCAGTAGCAGTAAACTTCTGCGATACAGAGGCAGAGCCTCCTGCGGCGTTCAGTGTAGTTCCACTAATGCTGAGGTTGGTGCCTGGGGTAAGCCAGGTTACAGCACCAGCACTGTCGTCCCAAAATAAGATGCGGTCAGCGTTGGGGTCAACAAGAGATGCACCAGTGCCGCCGTCAGCAAGGGCTACGTCTGTGCCACCTGGATTATAATAATCTGTTCCTGCAACAGCTTGGGCGATAACACCACTAGCTGCTTTGAGCAAACCCGTGGTGGTTGCTCTTTTAATTGTCTTACCGCCTGTTCCGCTGAACAGAGCAATTTCGTTGTCTACACTAGCTACTGGTCCTGTCACATCACCTGTGCCAACGCCGTCGGTGCCCTTGGCAGCCATTAACACCCAGTTAGCATTGCTAGTAGTAGGTAACGTCGGAGGAGATACACCAGTACTAGCAAGGATGTTAATCCAAGTACTACCGTTGTCTAAGACAGTATCGTCAACTACGTAGGCAGTTACACCACTGTAAGCACCTCGAAAAACAAAAGAACGTCCGTCTGTACCATTAGTACCAGGATTTCCTTGTGGACCCTGTGGGCCTTCTGGTAAAGAGTCAAAATAGTCTTCCATGTCCTGCAACCTTACTGGATCTGTCGGATCTACAGCAAGGGGAAGGTTGAGGATCTGATTTCCATTCATGTCGAAGTCCACTTCCATCGCGTTGGGACTTGTCCCGTCACGACTCAGCGTCTTCTCAATAGCTACTTCAATGGCATCGTTGTTGTTGTTAATTGCAGCAGTGATACCGTCAAGAGTAACTACGTCTTGTAAAGTTATTTTAGCCATCAGATCCCCTCGTAACCTTAAGCAGCGCGGATGAGCATGTACTTGATAGCAATTGGGCCATCAAATGCTGAACCGCTCAAGTTCGTCACAGTGAACACCATCGTACCGTTAGTGATCTTACAGCCGCCCTGACCGGGAGTACCGGCAGACGACAACGGATCAACAGACCAGTTAACGTGGTCACCAAGACGAGCCATGCTGTTCGTCAGTGTAAGCGTGTATTCAGCAGCACCAGCAGTCGTCAGGGATTCTGACGTTACTGTACCTGCTGCAGCGTTCAAGGTAGCTGCACCTGCGGCAGCAGTCACGGTAGCAGGACGAATCCCAAGCATACCCTTCTTGCCAAGCCACGAAACAATGAATTGTGTACCTACGGCCATTGTAATACCTTTCGATAAAAGAAGAAAAAAGGGAAGGGGTTTTTGGAGTACCCCTTCCCAGTTCTATTAAACGTCAGCCAACTTGTTACCGTTGTCCTTCGTCGGGATTACGTGATACTGAATCTTCAACTTCAAGTTACCCACAGTCGGAGCCGTGCCAGCGAACGAAGCTACGATGTAGCCCGTGTTAGCCAGTGCGGTACCAGTGGAAGCGTTCCAAAGAGCGCCCGGGTACGTTGCAGTTGTAGAGATCAGTTCAGTGCGTTCACCGATAGAGTCGAACGTCGCAAGAAGCAGACCGTCAATAAGACCGTCTTCGTCGTACGTGGTAGACATGTCTTCGCGAACCAGACCAACGTCAATAGAAGTCGGGTTGGTTACAAAGGCCTTGTCAGCTACAACAACGATGTTGTCAATAATAGCGCCAGCCGGAAGCTTGACACCGTAGTCAACGATAACAGCGTTCGTTGCAGTCACGCCCGTGAAGAGCGAGTAGTCGATTTCCACGTTGACAACAGCGTCGCCAAGATGGGTATCGCGGTATTCACCAGCTTTACCGGGAATGCCTTCGGTCGTGCCAAACTTGACAAGTAGACCGTCGGAATTCTTCCAGTAGCCAGTCGGGAGAGCTTGAAGTGCCATATTATTATTTCTCCTTTATGGATTAAGCGTAAACCTGATCCGTGGCCGAGAGAATCGTAACGAGGTTCTCAGGACGGAACAGCTTGAAGCCATAACGAGCCGTAATAACATACTCTTCACGCTGGCGGTCCTTGTTGTATTCCGAGTCAACCTTAGGCGCCTGGCGCATCAGGCCGACAATCGGAAGCAGGTCCGAAGCGGTGGAGAAGAAGATATTAGCAACTGCCGAAGTACCGGAAGCAACTGTATCGATTGTCTCTGAAGTCGTAATCGGCTTGAGATGGTTCGACACGTAAATGTCAAAGCCAAAGATCGAGCGATTGATCTTGTTCAGGTTAGAACCGAAACCAGTCGTAATCATGCCACCGAAGTTCGGGTTGTTCGACACGTTAACGATGTTCGTGAGCTTGTTGAGTTCAGCTTCAACCGAGGCGTCAACGATAGCAACACGACCCGTAGCGGGCATGTTAGCTTTGTCGAGGGCGAACTTGGCCTTAGCAAAGTCTTCAAGCGTGAGGGTAGCGCCGGTACCAGAAGCGACCATACGATGCTTGCCACCGTTGATCGTGTTCGAATCCGAAGCAGTCTGACCTTCAGGGCCGACAGCAAGGATACGCTGTTCCATAGCTTCCATCAGTGCGCGCTGGGCCTTCGGTACGAACGAAGCCTGAACGCGGGCCATGTACATGGAATCCTGCTTCATCTTCTCCGTAACGTACGTACCCCATGCCTTGTAATCGTTGATCGAGAACTGGAAGTTACCAGTGTCGATTGCAGAGTACTGGATCGGCATGTTTTCAGCGTAGTTGTAAACCGACGGCTGACCGATAGACGGGATATTAATGGTATCACCATCCGGGAAGTCCGTGATCATGTCAACCCACTTCCAACCCATCAACTCGTCGAGAACAACTTCCTTAAGCTGTTGGCTCCAGAGCTGCGACCGGATAAGATGGGCATTAGTGCCTGTAGTAAAACCTGACATCTATATCATCCTTATGACTTATAGAAGTCTTCTCCCATTTGCATAGCTGCCTGATGCATTTCGTTCTGAACCTTGCGAGACCAATAATTAGCGTTGTCTTCCTTACGCAGCTTTTCAAAGTAAGCGTAATTCCTTACGTTACTGTTAGCGTTGTTGGAAGCAAAGCTCACAGAGCTTTTAGGAGGAGTAACATTCGGAGCCGGATTAGGGCTCTGCTGGCCAACGACAGCTAGCAGAAACATCTGCGGGCTTTCGACTGCCATCTTCTCCAGATACTCCTGAGACACACCGAGTTTACTTGGCATACCCTGTAGTCGCTCTGCGTAATTGGGACCCCAAGCTTTTGTCAGTTCTTGTGCGACGTAAGCTACGTTATTTCGGGCCTTGACTTCTTGTTCTTTTTTGCTGAGGGCTTTAGAGACGATAGCCTCTACGTCCTCTGGTTTATACGAGTCATTGGATTGGACAGGCAGCTCGTTCCGTTCTTCCGATTGTGGCGGAGTATTAGGCTGTGGAGCTCCACGCTTGATCTCTGCGTAGAATTCTTCTATCGTCTTCCGTTTGCTCAAATCTTCCCTCATCCCAGCATTCTCTGCTTCGAGTCGGGTAATGTGCCGGTCGGCGTGTTCCTTAGCCATAGCGATCTTGGCTTCGTCTCCGTACTTATCTTTCATACGGGCTAGTACTTGTTCTGCAGTTTCCTCTGTCGGAGGGGTACCGTTAAATAGGTCTGTCATATTACTTTGTAAACTCCAATAGGTCTAGGATCTGTTTCATTGCGTACTTCTGTCCGTTGAAATAGGCTTGCTTGTTTGCCCAGTTGCCATTGTCCATTGCGTCTGGGGTAATCTCTAATCGTTCAATTTCAGATTTGTCTTGTTCAATCATTTGTCGTAGTTTGATTATAACTTTGTTAGTAGCGTTACTGGCAATAAGCTGGTGAAAAGATTTCTTCTCTTCACCACTCTTGTTGCCGAACCACTTAAGCGGTAGGTTCTTCACTGTTGTCCTCCGGTGGGATTGCCATCTCAGGATCGTGGTCACCTGGCATCAACCCTGCAGGAGTATCTCGTTCCATCATCGTTTGTTCTTGCTGCTGAGCAGCCATTCCTTGTGCCTGGGCACTTTCGCTGATACGAACGTACGGAAGGAAGATCTTGTACTCGTCCCATTCCATAAGGTCGTTGATCATACGTGCGATACCTTCACCAGACAGATGCGTTGAAACTGCTGGGTCTTGGCCAATGGGGCTTGAAAAGAATTGACTGATGTTCTGTATCTTATTAGCTTGTTCTGCAAAATGCCGAGCAGCGATAGGCTTGAGACGACCCACACCCGTGATATCCTCTGGTGTGAGATTGAGGAACTCCGTGAACTTAAGTTGATCATTAAAGATCCTTACGGTCGTAGGATTCATGTTACGACGACCAAGTTCAAGCATGTCATTGAGAGCAGGCTCGCTTAGATCACGTTCAAACTGAGCTGTCTTGTTGTCGAAGATACGGTTAGCAGCATTTTCAATACGCTGTACTTCGAATGCAGTCTTTTCACCAGGAGTACGGAATCCCATAGCTTCCTTAGGTGCACCTGCCATCTCTTCCATCATACCAATGAGCTGAGCAATCTGGTTGTCAGCTTCTAGTACTTGTGCTGGCATCTGGACTTGTTCAACGTCACCGTCGTCACCAATGTAAATACGAGCCATCGGCTCCCAGTCAAAGTCTTCTACGTAACCTTTAACCTTCATAGGCGGGAAGGCGATAAGATCGAAGACGTCAGACTTCATGTTCTCTAGATGGTCGATGCGATATTGCATGCCCACCAAATTGTCGAGCGGACCCATAGCCCACAGATTGTCTGGCCTGACGCGCCAACCGACGTGACGTATAGGTGACTGCCCGAAGTAAGAAGGGTTGGTTCGCTGGGAGATAATCTGATCACGGTCAATAATCTTTATGATTTGATTCTTGTATAGCTTACCTTCTTCGACGTTGAAAAGGTCGCCGTAAAAAGTAAGGATCTCAGCGTAATTGGATTGTAGGTAATGTTGGTAGTTATCAAATCCCGAAATGTTATAGATGGGATTCTTCGTATGAGTTGATCCGGGCGGATACTCACCCATTCGCATACGTGTTTCATTCATATAAGTCCAAATTGTTTCCGCGTCAGCCTGTTCACCTTCATCAGCAGAAAGGGCGTCAACAAGTTGTTTGACTTCTCCCATCGTGATAATGGATCGTATAATCTTAGGGGATGAAACGAAATCCGGGGCAGTCGGGTTGAACACGATGTCCAAAGGGCTGATACGGACGAGACTGGGACCGACGTATCCTTTCTGTTCCTTCGGATTAGCTTCATCTGTATCCTCTGCTGCGTTACGCTTGTCAACCCACTCAGGCATTGCAAAGCAATTGCCGTAGTCGATGTAGTCCAAGACGAGCTTGCCCATAGTGGCGTACCACTCAGGACGGTCGACAGCCCACATCATGTAAGACTCAATTGCCTTGCACTTCTCGCGTGAGTTGTCTACTTGGGATTCACCTTCCCAGCGTAGCCACTTCTTTTTAGGAAACATACGAGACATATAATTCGCGAATAAATTGTCTCGAATCTGGCAAAGCTTAGGCAGAGTAGTTTTGTTTGACCAAGGAAGTTTGGAGTTAGATGTCTTAGTAGTATCGGTAGCAAAGATGTACCTTTGGACTTCCTGCCATTCGGAAATCTTGACCTGGCGGAAGTTCTCCCACGTCAAATACTGATTGGCAATGTCTACCGCGTACTTGTTGGGCGACAGGACTGTATCGATTTCTAAAGTCTTACCGCTCATATCTTCGCAACATCCTTATCAATCAACTTGCACTTGTAGCCTTTAATAGTCCAGCCAGGAAGCTCCTTTGCGGCAACTTCCTGGCCTTTCATAATGCACATGTACGGAGTGTTCATATCACTAGCTGGGAACTTGTGCACCTTGCAGGAGTTCATTAGACAAGCAGTGATAAGAAGCTCGTACATTAACGCGTAACCTTCTTCACTACCTTCGCGCCTTCCTTGGCGGTTTCTACAGCTTCGTCAGAAGCCTTAGCTACGAGGTCATCACGGTAAGCTGTCGGCCTGGGGCCAACGGTGTTAGCCTGTTCAATAGCCTTAGCGTCCTTGCCAACCTTCTTCGACTTTTCAACAGCAAGTACGTACTCACCGTCTTTGCCGTTCTCTGGGGCGTACACCTGTTCAAACAGTGCAGCAGCTTCAGATACGAAGCGATTCTTAAGTTCTGCCTTAGTGTGTTCGTTGCGCTTGTTTACTTCGTCTACGATTACAAATGACTTCATGATTAACATCCTTGATAATAGAGAAGTTCAATTTCCAAATGCTTGATAGCTTGTTTGAGACATCGAACTTTTGCTTCTTCTAAACCGATACCTTCTGAAGGAATAGCAACTCCTCGACATATATCTTCGTATAAAAGAATTGCTGAATCGACACGATCAATGTGTCCTGAACCAAACTTCAACCTACACCTCCAAAACGTGAATGAAAGAAATTGTTGTCTGCTCGTTCCTTTACCATCGATCCACTTTGGAAAGCTGGGGGAACTGCGATCTCGACACAGGCTGCTAAGCAGTCCTTCATGTCGTCGTGAGCTGGCTTCTGCATTATCAGTTCTTCTTCAAGTAAGCTACAGTTGCCTCCTGCAAAGTGCCATACTTGAAGATTGCTGTACCTTGGCTGAAGATTAGCTTCGATACGTTCCTCTTTGGAACCTTCTTTGAAAGTAGGACGGAACTCTTCAACTGCGAGTGCTAGTCCGTGAGGTCGTATGTACGATTCCTTGAGATCTTTTACAATGACCTGCTGAGCTGCTGTACACTCTGCTCGTATCTTTCTGAAGTCCCACTTAACGTGAAGCCGAAGTATCCGATTAAAGTATTCAGACATCTTGTTAGTCTTGAACCGATCAATGTCGAGAATGTAGATGTTGTTTTTACTGTCGACTCCAATGACCACGATGGCTGTAAAGTCGGCCGCAGTCTTGTCACTGTAGGCGAAGTCCACAGCAGCAAAAACATTGAGCCGCTTATCTTTAACGTACCACTTTCCACCTTCTCTGTGAAGATGTGCCCTATCATAGTACTGGAACATATCGGGCGTGATTGTAGCGGTTGATAGATCGTTGGGGTCGTTGTAGTACTGAGCACGAAACTTGGTCTTGTCATGATACTGTGCACGTTTCTTAGCTAGCTCTTTCTTGTCAAAACCAAACGAGGACTTTCCATCCCGGGTCTTCTGACGGGGCCATAGAAAGTTTCCACTACCGTCGCCACGATCTTCAACTTGCCTTTCGAAGGTTTCCCACAAGTTGTAAGACTGTTCGATTTCGCCTTCATCTCCCCAGATCTCTACGATTTGGTTCGCAAAATCGTGATACAAGTCCTTTGGGTGGTACCTGGTTCCGACGGCCCACACAGACGAATCTGTTCCGGCAATACTTGCAAGGTAGCTTGCTTGGGTACGAACCTTATCTCTGCCTGGTTCATCGTATGCGTTCTCCCCGACAACCACGTCATCCATAACAGCGATGTCGCAGTGCATACCAACAATACCAGTAGTAAGTCCTGCAGTGAATACCGTGGGGTCACGGATGAACTCAGCTTTTCTCTTAGGGTGGTCGACAGAGATTTCAGCACCGGTCCACTTCTCTCGTTTCGACTCTTCAAGATTCACCATCTCCGGCCAGTAGAATCTGTATACGTCGGAGGATAGAAGATCTTTGATGAACTTCAACTGCTTCTCCGCCAAGTTCGCTGTACTGCTGATGTAGAGCACGCGAATAGCGGGATTCCGAGTAATCTCCCATGCGACTCGATACGCAATCATAGCGCTCTTCTGATGGTCGCGAGGAAGCAGAACGAGCTGGTGACTTTTTGCTTCTGGCCTTGTCCACCACCGAATGAGATCCTTGTGTACCTGGCCTAACAGCCTGTTGGGAGTTATAAGCTTGATGAAGAACTCTAGGTCGGATTCAGCTTGTCGCCGAATGAGATCCTTCTTATCTTGGACCATGTTAGGTGTAGATCACCGTGATGTCTGACGTACCGGAGGTAACGATACGGAGACCAGCAGTGAAGTTCAAATCAAAGTCCAGGAAGTAAGGGATACCACCACTGTTGGTAATCGTGCCAATGTTGACAGTCGTACCAGAGGTGTTGTCGATCAGGCCAATCGTTTCAGCCGTTACAGGTGTAGTTACGATAATACGCTTCAGTACCCCTGGGCCAGACTTGACCTGGGTCGTAGTAGCAGTGTTGATTCTCAGGTCACCGTTCTTACCAGCCATCAGTTCATTTCTCCAATTAGACGGTTGTAATCTTCAAGGATCTTGTCCTTGTCCGCAACTTCGATCTTAGCAGCTCTGGCTACGTCCTCCTTAGACGGACGGCCTACCTTGTTCCTTGAGCTGGTTTTCTCGATCCAGCCTTTTTCAATAATGAACTTGTTAGCTGCAAAGCTGTTCTTGGACTCTGACTGCGATTCTAGAACTAGAGCCTTAAGCGCCCTGCTCTGGAGCTGAAGGATGACTTCGTTCTGCCAACGTTCGTGGTAAGGCTTGAACTCAGCAATCCGACAGATAGCCAACCACTGACCGTACGAGCCTAGGTACTTCTTAGCAAACTCAAACTCAGTAGGATCTTCCATTTCCATGTACAGCCTGTACAAGGAAGGGTACCACTTGCCATCGACAGTAATGTCGTAGTCTTGCAGTGTGTAGATAGGTTCAGTCTCCCTTAAGCCTTTGTTAAGCTCAAGAACCAGACCGCCACCTGCCCAGCGTCCCTTTTCATTCTTCCTAAACCTTGGGTCGTCAACAATCACAGAACTTGCTCCGATAACATTTATAACTATTAACCCTGAAACCTCCCAGAAAAAGGAACCTCTTCCTACTTTCTGAGACTAAGATATCAAACAATTGAGCATTTGTCAAGGGGGTAGACACAGATTAAGATGATTTTTATTCAAAAATCTGTTAATTTCTTATAATTTTTATAAATTTATACATTTGAGATCATTTACCCCCTTTATACCAGTAGTAGTACCTTAAGGTTACCTTAAGGGATACCTTAGGTTAACCTTAGGTTAACCTAAGGTTCTTTCCAGGAAGGTAAAGGGAGATTTAAGGTTAATGTATAGGTAGTGTAAAGGAAGAGCTTAGGTTAACCTTAGGTATCCCTTACCGCTGGTTCCTCTACAGGGAACCTTAAGGCGCTTTCCTATCCCTTCGAATTTCCCTTAGTAAATGTGAGGTGGTGATTCCCTTCCCCCAGAGCACCCCCCACTCCCCCGTGTACGGAGGGTCAGCCTGCGGATAATCTGTGTACTGACAGTCAACCACAAGAAGATCAGTAGGCTGATGGTCCGTGTTCAGAAAGTTGGTACACCACTGATCTGCATGCATACCATCAGTACACGCATAGGTTGTACTCGTCCTAACCAGTTGTAATCATTACACATATTAAACACTGTTCAATTGATACTAAGGGTGTGACACTATGTCGCATCCATTATTCATTGTCTGCCTTATTCGTGCCTTATTGATTTGCTACATTCAATCATCCAAGGCAGATCGGCTGCCCTGGTATTCATCTTGGAGCTGACAATGCGCCTTATCGTTGTGTCTAACAAGCGTTACAACCTTGACCAGAACTACACCCACTTTATCCGTATGCATGGTAAATACCGTGGTATCCGTGTATGGTGCGGTGCAACAATGAACTGGTTGTGGCGTATGGGCAACTGATAGAAGGACAGATGTTATGCGTACAGATCGTATCGTTACTCGCTTGTTCATTGCACTGATAGTCTTATACGTGATTGTCTGGGCACTGAGGATAGCAATCTGGTTACATTGACTGTAGCACGTGGGACACACAGCTAATTCCCTCTTAAGTTGTGTGTCTCATATCCTACAATCAACAGTAGGCATAGTTGCATATGTGTGCAGCTGTGACTTTGGCGCCACACCTTAACAAATATGGTGAAGTCAAATGGAGCGTATCAAGAACATGAGTATACTGAGCAAAGAGATGGACGGGGCAGGCTACTATTACGGATGGTACAAGCAACGCTTTATCAACGTTAAGTGGCAGGAACCGTACTGGGTCGGATACGTTGACGACTTTGTGATCACGGGCACAGCTAGAACTAAACAGCAAGCTGAACGTGAGTGCAAAGAGTATGTTGACTACATGCTGACGTATACTGACAAAGGCAGAGCAAGGCTGGCAACATGGGTTATGCTGATTGCCATTGTACTGATCGTTGTCTTAGCTCCACTAATGTTCCGTTAACGAAGCGGTAGCACATTGGTAGTAATATCAGTGTGTTACCCTGCCTTAACGCTAACATGAAAGGACACGCTATGCTTGCAACGTATAAACTAGACGACAATGGGTTGTGGCGTATAGAGAAGAACAACTTTGTATTTTGGGCAGAGAACATGAGCGAAGCTTGTGTCCTGGCTATGATACTCGATAGCTACAGGTGGAACTAATGCGCACACCTCTCAATCGAAAGCGTGGTCGCAGTCATCATGTGTCTGCAACGCATCGCATGTCAACCAAGGCGTGCGCATGGCAACGTTACACAATCTTAAATACTGAGCTTAAGAAAGTCAGAACACTGAACACTAGCATGGTACGGCAAGGTGAAGTTGTACCTGTTGAACAGATACAGCGTGAGATGGAATTAGAGAGGCATACAGACTTTGCCTTGAAATACTACTTAAGCGTGCGTTACTCTCGCGTGTCATAGGTGTGCTGTTTTGGATTAGCCGCCGGTAATGCGTAATTTCTTCCAGTAAAATCAGTGCCTTACACATGCGTCACAATGTCGCACCCTTTTCAACCTTAAGTTGGTATCATTGCTTAACCGGATATGGTCTACTCTCAATCAGTCGCAGCGAGCGAAGACAGTCAGATGACTTGATCCTCCTGTGACAGTTTGTCACTTTGCAGATGTTCACCGAAAGGTTTACTTATGGCTAACGACAAACGCAAGACACGTAACGCGGCAGGGGATTTCCCGACCTATACGCCAGAACGCAAGCCAACCCGGCTTGGGGATGACGGCGCTAATAGGCAAATCAGGCCACTGCGTGATGCGTCGAATGACTGCGCGGCTGGCGATCGCTGGAACTGGCTTGTAGTAAAGCCTAGGCCGGAATTCGCTGACTTGCAGAACACGGGCTCTTATCGGCCCGTCAAGAGGTATGCCCGTTTCGGCTTGAAATAGGGTCAATGCCTCTGCTATCCGGGCCATTAGGGGCCTTGCGCTTCGAGCGTTAGATTTACCTAACCATAGTTGGCTTGGTGCCAGTGATATAGGGGACACTACGTGCGCAGATTGCTGCGCCCTATCCCTATCTGGTTATGTGTCTACGCACACCTGCAATAATGGTGTGTGAGAGAGGCGCAGCTATTGCCCAACACAAGCGCATGAAAATCAGACCGTCGGGTTAGCACCTGAACACGGCCTAGGGATAGCTGCGCAAAAACAGTACAGAGACAAGGGACGGCTGGGAACGGCTATCCCTTGATTTCACTGAGCTGGCTAGGGGCGTGTGCAGTAGTTGCTGCCGGTCGAGCCACGCGGAATTTTTGTTGTGACAACACACAGCGCATTTCCCAGTAAGCAGTTGCCTCGCGGCTCTGGCTGAACAGCGGATGCGAGCCTCACAAGGGCAGCACAACGAAGCAACCGAATGCAGCATACTGTCTACAATAGTGTAGGCAGTTATAGCATTTGGAGCATAACAAATGGCTAAGCGTTTTGAAACTGCTACGAAAGCACTAAACGCAAAGGTTGAAAGCGTCATTCAGGGCGCCAACCAGATGCGTGATATTATCGTCGACCTTTGCCCTGCAATTGTCGGAAACGCAATTGACACGGGCGATGTTCGCATTGCGACCAAGTTTGTCAACGGCTTGCCGTCTGACGTCTTTGATCGCCCTCAACTTGTGCGTTGGTTTGAGGCACACGGCCCATTTTCTTGGGTCTCAGTCAAAGAACTGAACGTTTCGACCGGTAAGGAAGAAACGATCCGCAAGTTTGAGCACAAGGCAGTGTCTCCTGAAATCGAGTTGTCCTACAAGGGCGACAAAGAGGCACACATGAAGGATTTGGCAGAGGTTACGCCAGCCTTCAAGCCTGTCGATGCGAACCGTGAGTTTGAAGGCTTTGACCTTAAGCAGGCCATTCATAACCTGCTCAAGCGGGCTGAAAAAGTTGCGGCAGATGACGATAAGCGCGGCCACGAAAAGACAGACCTTGCAGGTCTTGAAAGCCTTAAGGATTTGGACAAGCGTTTGCAGGGCAAGACCTCTGCAAACTCTGAGCGTGGCGGCAATGGTGGCGGACGTGGCGGACGCCGTGAACAGCCAGCGGAAGCAATTCCGTTCGAAGGCTGATATTCGGTACACTGACTAATTGTAGGTTGTCGCCGGAAATCGGTTAAGGTGGCAAGCGGTAGAGCTAGACCAGTACAACCTACGATAGAGCCCTGGGCAGAAATGCCTGGGGCTTTTTTTATGCCTAAGTATTGTGTGGTACTAAGGTAACAGTGTGGCAGAGATGCAACAAGGCAGGTATGTGTTATGTGAGCAACATAAGGACAAATCAAATGGCTATTGTGTATTATAACACACGCTTTGACGAGCACATCTTGCTCATGTGTAGGACAATCAATCCGGTATATGAATGTCCGCACAAAGTCAAATCGTTTTGGATTGTACCGGGAACGATTAAGGATGCAGACCTATAGGGGTTTGTAACTTATGGATTGGGCACTCCATACCAAAAAAGGCCCGCACTAACCTATGAGGTATGACACAATGACAGTCGCAACGTATCGTGATGCAGCGTACCTGCGTCAAGCTGATAAGTATCTTACAACAGCAATCAACGCTGAAGCTAACAAGAACATGAAGTTCTGCGAACATGCATTACAACGTGCATGTTTGCATGAACTCGTGGGCCTTGGGTATTGCTCGTTGATACGTGTCCGCCCCAAGTTTGAGCGAGTAGGTCCCAACTACGAGCTTAAGCCTATCACTGATGACGGTGTTGTTGAAGGCACTGTCAAGGTGCCAGATTACATAGACTTTGGGCCTAAGAAGTATCCATTAATTAGTGCAGGTGTGCACTAGTTAATTCGCCGCCAAATCCCAGGAATTATTCCGCGCAACTTTTAGGAGTTAAACGTGTTCTCACAAATCCATGCACTTTTTGACTCATACCGGAACGTATGCTTCCCTAAGTCAAAGAACAACAAGTATTGCTCATTTGCAATGCCTGAAAAACTGTTCCAAAAGATAGATTCTGAGAGAACGCGAGGCACCCTATCAGGTGAACTGCGTGATTTGGTATGTCTTGGACTTGCTACACGTGACCACGCTAAAGAAGTTGTTACTCGTCCCACCATAAAGGTCGGCACTGACAACAAATGGCAGGTCTGCGTATACTAATCTTTGTCGTAACCCCTCTTTATGTCGGAGAAGTCATATGTGTGTTAAATGTAATGCTAAGGGTAAGACTCAAAAGCACGTCCTTCAAAAGAAGGCAAAGATATGGGTATCGGATGAATACGGACGAGATGTCCTTCATACCAAGCGCGCCCTTACCATGGAAAAAGCGCTAAAGGAATACGTTAAGCTGAAGTACAAGCACGGTACTGATCGTGTTATCACCATGGAAATTACGGAAGTTAAGCGGACAACCATCACACAACATGGTGTCTCTGACTCACGTACTTCCCATGCTGGTAAGGCTGAGAAGCGCCTGATCCAAGAGCTTAAACGTATTCAAGCCAAGATTGAAAGCCTTCACAAGAAAGGCTTTACTCCGAGAAAAGGTAAGGCACTTCCCCAGTAGCTAGGGAATCGTCCCGTCCGAAGAACGCTACCCTTACCTTAACTTACAGTATCGGCTGTATCACCTGACAGGCATGTCCGGTCACTGCAGATTATAGCGTGACAAATACCTAGAGGATGGCAATCCCTTGGAAACAAATCACGTGGCCCTTGCCAGGGTTTACCGGTGCTTACATTGCAAAGGTACGCAAGTACCTTGCGTTACATCATAAACATAGGAGCAATGAACCAAAATGGAACAACTAACACCTGTCACTAACTCAAGTGCAGTTGTCGGCGTAGGTTACGAACAATTCCAAGGTAAACTCTTGGTTAAGTTCAAGCAGAACGGTATAACCTACGAGTTCTTCAAGGTTCCTAAGAAAGTTTACGATGAATTTCTAGCCGCTGATAGTATGGGAACGTACTATCACAAGAACATTAAAGGCAAATACCCTCATGTCCCGTAAGTTTGTACTCGCCCTGGTCCTGCTAATTGCAGGGCTGGGGCTTCTTTATTGGTGGGGTAGCCTGCCTAAGGAAGAAAAGATCTGCTTTAAAATGGGTGGATTTATTACGTACAAGGCTAATCAAATTCACTGCAAGGTGGATGATAAGCTCATAAATCTGGAATAAAGGGTGTGCAAGGGTTAATTTTGCCCAAATCCCTCGAATTTCTTCAAATGCGTTCTAAGGGGTCATGTAAGCGATTCTAGCTTACCCCCTTAGTCGGGTACCGGGCACCCCTAGAAACGCCCTGTACGGCGCTATGTGACACCTTAAAACGCATTCTAATAGGTGAGGTAGGTACGGATGTGTCTAATCCGCTTATTTTACCTTGTTTGATCCCTGTAGCTCATAGCAGAGCACCCCATTGATAAGGGGGAGGTAGCCAGCCTAGCGCACTGGCCAGGGAAGTCACACTAGCACCGGGTGGTAGAGCATTGCGGTAATGCTCACAAGAGGGTTCTACCTGAACGAATGCTTTAACGCCTACCCTTCGTGGATTAGGACACTGCATTCGCCACACCGTAGTGGGCTAGTGGCTAGTGCCCTTCGTCTAACCAAGACACCAGCGAAGTTCCCAGAGGAACCATTGGTTCCAAGGTGAGCTTAAGCTCTGGAGAAACCGGTACCGTGTAGCCGGTAGGGCACTAGCACTTTTTCTTTCATATCGGAGCAATCATGACCAAGCGCAAAGAAGGCAGTACTAAACGCACCCAGAAACCCTTGGTCATTAACGGCAACACATGCCGTGCTGCCCGTAGGAATACCCATAGAAATGGCAAAGCCTTACCCTTTTGGGCTTTAGGCGGTAGATTTGAAACCAAGGAAAGGTACGAACCGTATGCACGATCTCCCAGCAAACATGAACGTAACCTGGACTTGCTACGTGTGGGCCATGATCATGTTCATGAGTTGGTTGTGGATCGCTTTGCAAATCGCGGAACAATTCCCTCCGCAGGATCGGACGCAACTAGCCCTGATGCACGGAAGGGTACCGACAAGGCCAAAGAAGCGGCTTAGACAGGTAATTAGTAGACAGATAAATATTATTAAATTAATATCAATATTTGTCTTGACAAAACCTTCGAACCTCTATACTCCTAAGGATACCTTAAGGTATACCTAAAGAAAACCTTAGGTTCTCTCTTAACTAATAACTATTAACTGTTATATCTAGTACAGGAACCTTAAGATGAAACTTATACGTCTTCACTTTGCCCTTGCTCCAGCAATTCAAATAACTGTTAATGTAGATAACATTGCTTGGATGCAATCACAAAGTAGTCCCATCAAAGCTTCAGGTTATACTAGAATCTTCTTTGATGCTGATAATACTAAGAAGCTTACTGTCCTTGAGTCTCTTCAAGAGATAGAAGAATTGTTGTAGTTCCGGCACCGGCAGCTACTTCGCAGTAGTCTTGACCCTTACGGTGTCGTCAAAGGGGTAGGTATCCGTGCGTGGGTGCCTACCCCTTACTCATTGGAGTTTCGTATGTGTACGTGTGCATTTCCGGCTTGTCACTCAAGCTCGGGATTTTCTATCAGAATTTTAAACGGAGAATGCAAATGTTTAGTACCGACGACGCAATGTCCAGATGGCGCAGTCAAACTGTCCCTGGTCACAGGTCCGGAAAGCGGAAAGGTAGTATTTCCCTTTGTCTCAAAGCCATGTTTGCAGGAGTTGGAGTCGCCTTCCTAGTGGTGTGCTGCCTAGGACTCATGCACCGTATCAACCCCATGTCGACGCTAGCCGAGCAAAACAAGGTGGTGTGTGAGTCTCAGGGAGGACAGCTCTGGCGAGTTGACCCTCCAATCTGTATCCATCGTGAAGGTGGTTACATTCACATGCCCGTGCCTTAACCCTCGGGTATACGGCATGTAGCACCAATCCGCCACCCGTCCTGATACCGTTGGGTTGTGAGCCTTGGGAGTATTTGCCTAAGGGGCGGAACTGTGTGACCCGTTGCAACAGCAGCGGTGCAGGTACCATGAGACACCAAGGCCTGTACGACGATGATGGTCTATCATTGTCTAATCACTGTCTCGTCACTGTCAGCAACGCACAAAGACCCTTAACCAACGGGGTGGCTCGACAAACTGCTCGCAGGCTAGCGACGAGGTATTACTACTACTTCGCGGTGCACTGTGAGAAAATAAGCCTGCCTCGAAACGAAGCGAGGTGCTTTAAAGTAGAGGATGTACGTTAGTCATGGAACAAATGGCAGTAGTCACCAGCATTGTCTGTACTTCATTGGTACTGTCTATAGTGCTGAATGCGTTTCTTGCTGTATGGTTGAGACGCTACTATCAAGGTTTGTGCTATGCCCGCAAGATATTAGATCTATCGGAACTAGTACGCAATGCGGACGTTGAAGAGGTTGAGAAACCTCGGATGCATACTAAAATGAGACGTGTAGCCGCAGGTAAGCGGCGTCGTAAATGATCACTTCGGATGCAGACACCCAGCATCTTCTTAGCTGCCCACAGCAAGGGGACCCATGGTAAGCTGTACTGGTGACAAGCGATGAACATGCAGGTTCGATCCCTGCCCATCCTGGATGGTCGCACACATCTCCGTGGCGGAGTCTGAAAACCGAGGCGGTGAGCCTCACCTTTTTGGTCGTCACAGTACTGACGTATGAACACGGGATACTTTGGAACCGTGAAAAGTTCCGCTGTGTAGGTTCGATACCTACCGCAAAACGATCAAGTTCATACGAATTCACTTGAAAGGTAATGCGTATAATGGCAACGGCAAAGACTAAGTTTGCCCGCCAACTTAACACCGGCGATAAGGTCTTCCTTAAAGACGGTAAGGCTAAGATCACTGATACCTACGACCACAAACGTCCTGGTATCATTGGCAAGGCCAGTCACATTGTAGTGCTGAAAGCTGAAAGCCTTGAGGGATCTAATCGAGGCGAGGTTATTGAGTTTCCAGTATTTGCAGACGATAAGATTGAGTTGGTTCCAAAGAAAGTAAAGAGCAAGGGCTTCTGGTCCTGGCTTTTCTTCTGGCGGTGAACTTGTACCTCCTTAGGGCTCCAATCCTAAGGAGGTTTGCCTTTGCCATACATACATGGAGATATAAGACAATGACGTTGTTCAAATTCGGTGCTTGGATCTGGGACTTTAACACTCCAGGCTTTGGTGAATGGTGGCATAATCGGCGTTACGAGTTAATCCCCAAGTACCTTAAGCTTGAGGCTAACCGATATTTCTGGAGCTTTACCAACACCCCCGAAGGTATATCCATTCAGGCTTATACCGTAGTCCCGTCAAACCCCAATGGACGTAAGGTAGCATAACAAACATGAGTCACAGTATTGCGTGTGAACTAAGCGATAAGTTCTTTAAGTCCCGTACTATGGCGATGTCATCTTACGGTTGTTGCGACGTAACGTTTGATCACAGTGACGGCACCATTGCCAAGCACTTGAACAACGGGTGTCACGGTTTCATGAATGCTCCTCACCCTCACGAAGGGTCAATCAAGTGGGACAAACTTGAGACAGTCACTACGTCTTTGTTCAGTACTGAGTTGATGAAGCCACTCGCTGAGGCGTATTGGTCATTCATCTGTGGTAAGGATAGTCCTTGGAGAGAAGTAACTAAAGATGCTGTTCTTATACGTCGTGATAACGGTGATATGTGTGGCGTTCGTGTCAACGCTCACCTTCCTGCTCAGCTCTTAGTCAACTTCTTTATTGCTACTCGACAGCCTAACGAACACGCAACTCACGTTGTGTCGTTCAACGAGTACCTTAAAGAAGGTTTCACTCCTTGTCAGGCTATGTACCTTAGCAACTTCGCCTTGTTGCAGCCGACAATACCTCCACGTAAGGCAGGGTCAACAGCACATTACCCGTTGAACTTTGGTATTTCTTGGGCCAAGTTCAAGAACGGTGCTGCTGACATAGGACAATCAAAGGATTACACTAAGGATCATCAATACCTTCCGTGTAATTCTATCTGGGACAAAGGTACCAGGAAGGCACCTACCCAGAACTACGTGACACCGTCAAACCTTATAAGCGACGTGCCTGGGATATACAAATATCTCGGTGACCGTAAGGCGTACGGTGGATCGTTTGAAAAGCTGTACAACATATCGGTACGTGCTGACGACAAGCTTCCGCTACGGCCTGAGCTTATCGCCAACATTAACAAATACAGTAAGGAGATTTTCTGTGAAGCGTAAGGTGTACATTGTTGAACCTAACTCCACCGTGGTCAACATGTTTAAAACAGCAGGATGGGAGACAGTACGTGAATACAATCCGGACGTGCACCTTGCCTGCTTTACGGGTGGAGAAGACATCAGCCCTTACCTATATGGAGAGAAGGTACTTGCAGGAGCGGGAGTTTTTACTAACTTTAAGCGAGATCTATCTGAAGTTAGGGCTTATAAAGAGCTCCCTCGCAGCGTACCGAAAGTCGGTATCTGTAGGGGTGCGCAGCTAATGAACGTGCTGTGTGGCGGTCGCATGTGGCAGCACGTTACTGGTCACGGTAACTACCACGAGATGCTTGACAACATCAGTGGCCAGATAATCGAAGTCAGTAGTGTCCATCATCAGATGATGATACCTGCTGCTGACGCTCAGATTCTTGGGGTGGCTAATGAATCCGACAGTAAGGAAAATCAGTACGAACTGTGGAAGCGTGAGACTGCCGACGAAGAAGCTAACGACATCGAAGAGCTTATGTACGATCACGACAATGCTTTTTGTGCTCAGTATCATCCTGAATTTGGGCCTAAGCCTTGTCGCGACCACTTCTTTGATCGCTTGGAGCTACTCTTCGCACGGGATTGGAAAAGGATAGATGAACGGGCTAATAATAAGCCTGAGGAGGTGCACTGTGGATAGGGTATTCTTAGCTCAGTTCTTTAGTGTGTTCGACGGGCCTATCAAGCTAGGTCTGTTCACTAGTAAGAGCGTTGCTGAAGCTGTTGTTAGGCAACGCGTTGCTGATCAGGTTAAGTACATTAAAGAGAACTACGATCCTACTGAATTAGGTGACCCTGGTGGTTGTGTTGAGGAATGGCCTCTTAACAAGATACTAGACGTCAATGATTATCGATTCTGGGATAGGTAAAGGTGTGCACGTGAGACTTTTTCCCAATCGCCGTAATTTCTTTGGTAAAATTCTGAACGGAAATCTGAATTGAAGAATTGTCAAAAGTGTCGTGTAGACAAAGAACTCAGCGAGTTTTATAAGGATAGCCACAGTGCAGATGGAAGACAAGCCTGGTGCAAAGCCTGCCATCGTAAGCGGTGGGGAGACTACACCAAGAAGGACGGAGTTGCCGCCCGAAGGTATGACGTTGAAGCTCAGCGCAAATTTGGACTTCGCCCTGGTGAACTTGTTTACCTCAGGAGAGCCCAAGACAATAGATGCCTTACGTGCGGTGAAGAAGGAAAACTTGTCGTTGATCACGATCACGCCGTTGGTCGAGTCAGAGGCCTACTGTGTAGAAATTGTAACTCGGCGCTCGGCCTTATCCGTGATAATCCCGAAGTCGCACTTAAGCTTTGGGCCTACCTTAAAGGAATGATCTAAAATGACAGTAGCAGAGTTGATTAAAGTTTTGCAAGAATTTCCTCCTGATAAGGAAGTTGTTGCACATGACGGTAACTATTGGCATGAGATAGCGAGCATCTATGTGGAAGACCACAATAAGGATGTTTGTATCGATGTCATTTCTCTAGGAGAGAATGCGTAATGTGTGGTTTGTTTGGAGCTAAAAGCAACACGTTCCTCGGTAAGAGCGAACGTGAAAACTTTGTCAAGCTCGGTGTGTACTCAACCTTCCGAGGTTGGCACAGCACTGGTGTTTGCATAGGACAATTCAAGAAGAAGAAGCAAGTGAACTACGAAATCCGTAAAGGTGTCGTAAGTCCTTGGAACTTCTTCACTCAGAAAGAGACGCAAGATGCTATCGGGTCTGGAAGTAAGTTTTTACTACTTGGCCACAATCGCAGTGCTACTATTGGGGATATTAATCACGAGAACGCTCACCCGTATTGGGAAGGCCCTATCGTCGGTGCTCATAACGGTACTGTTAATGCCTTCAATCCGAAGGACGGTAAGAAAAGTACAGATAGCCGAGAGCTGATCAAATTCCTTGCTGAGAACGACATCAAGCAGACAGCTATTAAGGCTGAACACGGTGCGTTTGCCCTTACTTGGACTGATCGTCGCGACGGGTCGTTCAATATGGCTCGTAACGACCGTCGTCCGTTGTGGATCATGCTTGATCACTCGCAAAACACCTTGTACTGGGCTAGTACGGACGCAATCCTTAACCACATGGCTGAAGAAGCTGAGTGGGGAGCTAAGATGGGCAATCCCATCCTGCTTAAGGAGTACGTCCATTACAAATACGAACTTGACGGGCTTGAACCTGAAGAGTTCGACATCAAGCCTCCAGTTCGAGTGTATCATCACACTCCGTACACTGGTAGCCGTATCCCTTTCGTTCCCGACGTCAAGCCCACGGTAATGGGACCTCCACCCGCTCCAGCAGCAACGGGAAAGACGCTAAAGGAACGGGCAGCGGAGATGGCTCAGCGTCGGACAGAGGAATACCTAGCGTCGGCAAAAGAGATGGAAGCCTACCGTGGCTTCTCTTACAAGATCATACCCATCAATCGCGTAAAGGTAATCCTTGACGCTGGGTGTGCTCACTGTACCAACAGCCTTAAGTTCACAGACAAGGTTTGGTGGTACACAGAAGATGATTGCGTCTGTGACAATTGCACTAAACATGATCTTGTACGTGAAGTTGTTGGGTACGGTAAGAAGCTGTACGAAGGCATCTACATGACCAAGCACAAGGACATGGTGATTGAACAAAAGTACAGGTACTTCGTAAACAATAACAAGGTGTAATATGCGTGTTACAGTGGGTGCAGACCCTGAATTCTTTCTGAAGGACGCTAAAGGTGTTAACATCGCTGCTGTGGGTATTGTCCCTGGTACTAAAGTTGCTCCTTACCAGTTGCCCAAAGGCGCTGTGCAACTTGATGGAACGGCTGTTGAGTTTAATATCCGACCCGCACTTACTAAGCTCGGTTTTGTCACCAATATTAAAAGCACTCTTAACAACGTAAGAAAGATGGTTCCTAAGGAATTCGCTTTCGACTTCAGTCCTAGTGTCGAGTACGACAAAGCTTACTTCGACTCTTTGCCTGACCACAGTAAGGTGCTTGGGTGTGATCCCGACTTTGACGCTTACAAGGACGGCGAGGTTAACACTCCGCCGGACAATAAGACTACGATGCGTACTGGCGCTGGCCACATCCACATTGGTTGGGGCAAGGGCTTTGACGTAGAAGATCCCGACCACGTTTGGGATTGTTGCCAGATTACAAAGATGATGGATGATTTCTTGTATCCGTTCTCTTGGTTCTGGGATAAGGATACCAAACGACAGCGAATGTACGGTAAGCCTGGTGCTTTCCGTCCGAAACCGTACGGTGTTGAATACCGTACGTTAAGCAACGCTTGGCTTGGACGCCCAGTCTTGTGGCCTTGGTTGCACGAAGTAAGCAAGTTCGTTCCTAAGCTAGCTGAACAAGGTAACAAGCGTAGTGCTTACTACCGCAAGGCTGCGGAAATGTACAACTACATGCCGTACATGGCTGCAACTAACAATGGACGGTACAAGAACACTGTTCAGGATCTTGCAGCTTCGTACAAAATAAGTACTAAGGACGTACCTGCGTTCCCCATTGAGGAGTTTGTGTAAGATGGGACTTGAGTACAACGACCATCAAGATACTATCATGCGTCTTGACGGTACTATCTGTATGTACGACAAAGAGCCGTACTACATCACGGTAGCAGGAACCAAGAACACGGTACACTTGCACGACTTGAGTGCTGGTAACAAGCACATTAAGACTGTCAAGTACACTGAAGACACCTTCAGTTACAAGCCGTTTCCACTTGGCTACCTCAACATAGAAGACAAAGCTTACTTCATGGCACGGTCACCTGATCGTCGTCAAAAGCAAGGGCTTTGTCACAACCTCATTCGCTTCGCCAACACCCCACCACGTGGTACTTGGTTCGCAACGAGTGAAATGAAGAAGTGCATCAAAGGTGAGTACCCTTCTATCGACGAAGTAAAGGAAGCTATCTTTACTGGTCGGTCTAATAAGCTTGCCTTCCATCGCTTCTGTGCATTGGAACGTATCAACTCCACCAACTTGGGGTTGTTGTTCCGTAACCGTTTGATCGGTAAGATAACGCAGCATCAGTCACGCTTCGACGTGTTCGAAGGGCCTGAGACTTCGTTCTTGTACCGTGTTCTACCTAAGTACGGAGTAACCTTGTGAAGACCATGCGAGAGTACTTGCCTCAGTTTCGAGACGTCCAAGGTGACGTCGGTATCGAGCTTGAGGTAGAAAGCGCAGTGCCTATTGCTGCACTTGAACGAGGAGACTGGAAGTCTAAGGCTGAAGGCAGCCTACGGTTCAACGGTATTGAGTTCGTTAGCCGTAAACCTTTTCCTATGGATGATAATTTTCCTAAGAAAATTTCACGGCTAACTGAGTACGTGAATTCTAAGGAACACGGAGTGCTAAAGGAAAGCCCTAGGACTTCTTTGCACGTGCACTGTAACATCCTAGACGACACACCAGCAGAAGTGTGGGCAAAGATAACAGCGTACTGGTTGGTTGAGAACCTCCTGACCAAGTACTGCGGAGAAGAACAGCGTGAAGGCAATTTGTTTTGTCTCCGCCTTAAGGATGCTGAAGCCTTGTTGAACTATTGCTACGACGACCTCAAGGATGATCATCCATTCATTACGTTTCACAATGATCTACGGTATTCAGGACAGAACCTAGCTGCTGTACGTAAGTTCGGTAGCTTGGAGTATCGGACTATGCGTGGTACGACTGACGCCGAGGTTATTACAACCTGGGCAACCAATCTACACAGGATGGGTCAACGTGCTAAGGCTATCGGTATTCCTAGTGCTGTACTTGATACGTACTTCAGCGCTGGAGCAAAGGGTTTCCTTGACCAGTTATTCGAACCCAAGTTCGTGGCAGATCTTATCAAGATCAAAGGCTACGAAGACTTGATCGAAGAGAACGCTTCACTGTTGCTAACCCTTGCCTACTTCCACGAGTGGAACGGGTGGGCTAAGCGTATGGATGCAGTGGATAACGGTAAGAAGTATACAAAGGCTTACGACCTTGGCTTCGCTGAGATTCCTGCTGCCCCACGTGTACGTGTTCGTGCAGCAATTAATCCACTTCTTAATAGATAAAAAGGACAACGACATGGCACTTAAGATCTATGCTTACAGCAACCACAGCGAAGGGGCTAACCTTCTCGCTAATGCCTTGGACGTCTACTTGCTTAAGCATGATCGTTCCAAGTACGTGCCACGTCGTGGCGACAGGATAATTAATTGGGGCGCTAGCGAAGTCCCAATTAAATACGAGTTCGGGATTATCAACAACCCAAAGAATGTGAATTATGCTAGAAATAAACTCACCACTCTTAAGATGCTCAGTCTTGCTGGTGTTACTGTGCCTCCTTTTACCACTGATCCCTTGGAAGCTAGCTTGCACAAAGGAAAAGTGGTCGTGCGCCATACACTATACGGGCAAGGTGGAACAGGAATTGAAGTCGTCGAAGGTGGTAGCAAACCCTTTCCGATAGCTCCGCTGTACACCATGTACGTCAAGAACAAGGGCGAGTACCGTATCCACGTGGCCTTTGGTAAGGTCATCGACGAACAGCAGAAGAAGCGCCGTAACGGTGCTCCTAAGACTGATGGTATCGTACGTAACTTGGACAACGACTGGGTGTTTGCACGTCACGACATCAACGTACCCCAGGTAGTACGAGACCAAGCTGTCAAGGCAGTGGAAGTATTAGGTCTTGACTTCGGTGGTGTCGACGTGCTATACAACCAGCACTACGACAAGGCTTACGTCCTTGAAGTGAACACTGCCCCAGGCATTGAAG